AGTGTATACGTTCAATACTTCTATCGCCGGGACGCAGTTGGCGATCAGCTACGTCTACACTGATTCCGGCGGGTTCGAGCTCACGATCAATAACAACCTCATGGGCTTCACCCCGACGTTCCAGACGACGCTGTACCATAATAACCCGACCCTGCGAAGCACAGGTCAGATGACCCTAAGGCTCAACACCTGCATCTCGTCTCGTCTCACGTTCCCGACCCGCGTCGGCGAATACACCATGAGCGATTTCGATTTCATGGCAATCGGCGACGGCGGAAACCGGGTCGGCGTGGTAGCGTTTAGCGAATAGGAAGTGAGATCAATGGAGGTATCTCTTCCTAGTGGTGTACAGGATCATCTAGAGCGACTGGCGAATTTGCAACTGTATGGTACCACACCGGCTGAAGTTGCGGCATATTTCATCATACGTGATTTGGATGAGATACGGTGTAGGGAACCGTCTTTAGGTTCGCCTTCGTTCAATTTGCCTTCAGTGAAACATCTCCAACTCGCTGCCAAAGTTTTCGAAAAAGGACGCGGTTACCCCTTCTATAGAGGAGTTCTTCCATGACCCAAGGCGTTACGAGTTCTATCTCCGGAACGACGACCACTTATGTCGTCACTGACTCCGGGGGAAACACGGCAACGGTTACTGCCGCGGCAGTTCCGGGAGGGTTGAGTTTCTCTTCCTCGGGTTCTCTCCGCCTCGATGGACAGATCATGTTCGACACTCTGCTCAAAATGCTCGTCACCGGGCTCCGGCCGAACGTGATGCAGAACACGGTTGAGAGTTTTCAGAACTAGGGAGATAACCCATGCCGTTTGATGGAACGGGGTTTAAACAACCCCCTGACGACGAGGTTGTCCAGCTACTTCGACGTGGGAGGGAAATCCTCGAACAAGGCTGGTGTCAGGGGGCAGGACGAACTAGAACTGGGGTTTGTTTGGCGGTCTCCCTACACGGTACGTTGGAGTATGAGGCCTATGTAAAAGCCCACATGTTGCTCTTGAGGGCAATAAAAGAAACCGGCTTTGCTCATGGTGGGATTTCGGAGTTTAATGATTTCCCGGGGCGAAGGAAGGAAGAAGTCCTATCAGTGTGTGATCGAGCCACTGAGCTTGCCCTAAGCTAGGAGTAATACAATGGGGATAGAAATGTGGCTATTTCTTCTAATCGGTGTTCTTATCGAAACCGGTGTGATCTAGGAGAAGAGAGATGAAAAGTGAAAGAAAGCTCATTCCCGGAGCTGAGATCGAGATGGGTGGGGAGACCTACATTCTCCCTCCATTGACTCTTGGACAACTCCGTGCGGGGATGCGAGACAAAATGCGAGAAAACGATAAGCTCATTGAAGAGGGTAAGTTCTGGGAAGCTCTGGACGTTAAAAACGTTATTATCGGTACCGCTCTTCGTCGGAACTATCCTGACATTACCGACGAAGATGTAAGTGGGATGCTGGATCTGAGAAATTATGATCGGGCATGGGAAATCGTTCTCGGTGGTTCCGGTCTCCGCTCTCAAGCGTCGCGGGAGGCGATGGATAGTCCGACTCCAAACCCTACTCCACTCAATGGGATCTCCGACCCATCTACCGAGCCCTCACAAGAGCTTACTCCTGGACCTACGACGACATCGATAAATTAACCCTGGTCGAGGTCCATGATCTCACGGAGGATTGGGGAGAGAACCCCCCGCTAGTACATCTTGTCGAGGCGCTGGTGTACGGTCTGGGAGGTGGGAAGAAAGAAAGAACAACAATAAGTCAGTATCCATCGGCGTCCCTCTCTGATTTCCCTACTCCCCCGCCGTCTGATTCTATCCGTGGTTCGAGGTTACCTAGTATGGGAGAAATCGCCGAAGCGCTCCCGCCGGGGATGTCTCTATCTGGTCGGCCTGACTCTGAACTTTCCCGCTTCCAGCCGGTGTTCGACCCGGCGGAACTCCTAAAGAAAAATCAAGAAGCTATCGTAGGTCTTGCCCGGCGAAAGTCGGGAATAGAATGAGGATCTCTTTTTGTGCCTGATAATGAATTAGGTATCGTCTTTCGGGGCCGTGACGAGTCGGCCTCGTCAACGATAAAGAAAATTGAGGCCAACATAAAAGGTCTTGAAGCTGATATTATTGCATTACAGACACGCATAACCAGTGCGTCACAGACGGATTTGACTATTAAGACCAACGTGGAAGGTCTTCAGGCACTTCATGCAAATCTAAAGAGTCTGGAAGGTGTATTAGTTGAGAATAAGGTTCTCTTACAAGAGTATCAGGATAAGCTGAACTCTCTGAGGGCCGGCGGCGTCGTCGATGCAGGACTTGCGAGAGAGAAAGAATTAAGTCCGTTTACTAAGGCCCCGGCTGAAAGTCTGGCTACGAATGTAATTGGTCAGGGAAATCTCTCTGGAGCTACGGCCGAGCTAGAGCGGCAGTTGGCCGTTATGCGTCAACTTGGCGCTACGGCGGGGGAATATACCTCTATCCAGTCTTCCCAACTTGCTACTCGCTTGGCTGTCCTTCAGGCTGAAACCCAGGCAATGAAGGATTTAGCTAAAGAGAAAGAAGCCGCGAATGTAGCCCAATTCGCTTTTGCCCAGAGAATTGCTCCACAAGAAAGCATTACTAATTATAGACGGGAGTTACAAAGGACAGTAGAAGAAGCTGAGAAACTTTCAGTAGCCCAATTTAAATTTGCAGAGCAGATTGCCCCTAGCTCTAATATTGCTGAGCGGTTGCAATTAGAGAAAAACTTAGCTACGGCCGAGTCTAATATTCGTCGTATGGGACTAGAGGAAGAAAAGCGGCTCGGGGCTGAAGCGGTAGAACTGAAAAGACAGGCGTATAGGAATATTGCTGACGACGCCGCAAAGGCAGCCGCGGCCGAGATTGCTGCACAGTCTAAGGTAGCACTTAGTGCGGCCGCGATTCGGCAAATGCCGATAGTGGGGAGAGTCAGGCTTTGGGGCGCGGATGATGCAACGAAGGAAGCAGCAGGATTAGATTTCTACGCCAATGCCACCGCCCGTGTCAGAGCGGCCATCGAGAATACAGCTAATTCCGCCCGTCGAATGCAAGGTGCAATAAGTGATTTTCATAGAGAACTCAGCCACGCTGGTGGTAATATTGATCAAACCACCTATGCGGTACGGAAACTAATTACGGTTCTCGATGAAACGGCTCGTGGTCAGTCGGGACAGAGAATATCGACCATTGGGAGTGCTATCCGTGACTTAGGCGTCGGCCGGGCATTACCGATAATAGCGCCTATTGGGCTTGGTCTGGCCGCGATTGAAGTCACCCATTTAGTTTCGGAATATTCTAAACTTGCAACTAAGACTGACGACGCGGCCCGGGCTGCTGGGGTAGGAGTAGAGGAGTACTCCCGTCTTGCGAGGGTTTTACAGCTCGCCGGAATTAGCGCGGAACGCCTCCCTACGGCGATGGGGCAACTCTCCCAGTCCATCCGTACCGCTATCACTGAGCCGCTTAGTGCTAAAGGCACCGCGTTTGCCGAGATCTTTGGCAAGGATTTCTTCACTGATCTTCCCAAGTTCGAAGAGGAACCGCTTAAGTCCGAGAATATTGACAAATTACGGCAGAAGTATCAAGAACTCGCCCGGACCGTGGGTGAGTTCCAGGCGATGGGGGTGTTTAGGGCGGCGCTTGGTAGAACCGAATGGGTAGAACTGGCCCCGCTGATAACGGCTGCCGAGACGGAATATCAGAAATGGAACAAAGCCGTCGCCGATTCGCACTTGCCGTTTACCTCGGGTGAGGTTGAGAAGCTGCGGGAGGTTGATTTCGCGACTAAGAAACTTGCTGAGGATTGGGAATACCTCGGCAAGGCGACAGCTCTGTTTGCTGGGAATACGGGACTTATTGCCTTTATCGATAGTGTGGTGCTTAAGCTCGGTGCTCTTGCCCGGAATTCAAGGGAAGCTGGGATTGCTCTCGAAAGTATTGGTACCGGGATAGTAGTTGGTGGTGCTGTTGGGACTGCCGTTATGCCGGGGCTTGGTACTGTTGTAGGTGCTGGTCTTGGAGCTATAGGTGGTGGAGTAGCCGGGGCAAAGATAGCAGAAGGGACTAGACCGGCGACGGGGCCGAGACCTGGACCAGAGCCGGGAAGTATAATTGTCCCTGTTCCACCGAGACCGCCCGGAACACCGATTAGTACCCCGTCGGAGGCTAGTACTAGAGAAGAAGCTGGTAGACGCGCTAATATCCCAACGACGACCTCAGACGACGAGCGATCTCAGTATCCACAGCTCTATGGGTTCGGCGGGGCAAAGATAGCCCCTGAGAGTCTTGTCTCCGAAGCGGTGAAATATCGAGAGGAGATAGAGCAGACCCATAGGGTAATAGAGGCTCGTCTTGACGCTGAGAAGACTGAGGCATTGGGGCGTGCCCGGTCGGAGACGGATCGACAGAGAATTGAGGAGGACTTCTCTCGTCGAGAAGCCGCGAACCGGGCCAAAGCTGTACAAGAAGAACGAGATATGCTAACGCTGTATCGGCAGCGTATGCAGGATGTTTCTGAACCAGTAAGGCCCCTAGCGGAGAAGGACCTAAGTCGCCGGGTTGGGGTGCAGATAGAGGTAGAAGAGTTTAATACTAGAAAGAAACTGGCTCAGGAAGAAGAACGGTTTAGGAGAGAGGGGTTCAGAGTTTATGACGAGGAGAAGCGGGTAGAGCTTCAGTTAGCCAAGGGGAATGCAGCACAGATAGAGCAAATTTATCAAGAGAGACTGGCCGCGGCAAAGGCAGCGTTTGGGGAAGAGGGTATCGAGTTCAAACGGCTTCAATTAGAACATATTGAAGCGGCACAGGCAGCGACAAATAAGATGCTGCAGGATAGGATGCGAATTCAGGACACTATAGGGAGAATAAGTGAGACCGAGATTAGAATCACCGCAGCAGGTATGGAAGCGGGAGAATTAGATCAAACCATTGGTAAGAAGGTAGATCATACCGCTGCATATAAGGCTGAGCAAGTATTAATTCAGCAAACGGCGGCGAGCCAGATTGAAGCGTATCAAGCTATTGCGGCCGCGGCGGGGGAAAATACTGAAATTAAGATTCAGAATCTCGAGAAGGCCGCTCTTTGGGCTGAAAACGCGGCAAACCAAGAGGTTCAGCTTGCACGTAAAATTAGTCAAGAAATGCACAAAGCGGCGGAGGAGTCGTCGAAGGTATTCGTGCAGTTCTTTGACAAGACTGGAAGCGCGTTTGAGACATTCATTGACGATGCAGTGTTTAGAACTAAGACATGGCAACAGGCGACACGGGATCTTATATTGGGGATTGACAAAGACCTATTGCATACCACGGAGAAGTTGGGATCGCAGCTCGCTGCACAAGGGTTAGCGCAGACGTTCGGTGTTAAATTAGAGTCAGGGAAAGGAATCGGGGATCTTCTCGGGCAGATGGCTGGACGCGCTTTAGGTTTGGCTCCGGGCACTGAAGACAAACAGGCTTTAACAAACAGTCTTGCACAGGATGCCAAACAGCAGCGTGGCACGGTGATTCAGATTCTTGGTCAGATCCGTGACGCCGCCACGGCACAGGCGCAGAATGTAGGTACTATCCAGGCCGGAGCCGGGATTCCAAGGACGGCAGAGAGACTTCCACCGGTAAAAGTTCCGGTGGAACGGGATACATTATCCCCTATTGGCCAGCGAACGGTTACCCCCTCACAGGTCTCAGCTGCCGGGCAGAAGTATGGCTTTTCCCCCGGGTTTTCTAATGCCGTGGTGGATATTGAGAGTTCTCACGGCGCTAATATGGGTGATCCGAGAAGGACTCAGTATGGTGGGAATGTTCTTCAATTAAATGAGGGAGAACGGCGAAGGTCTGGTTTCTCAGGTTCTGGTATGGGCACGCCGGAAGAACAGTTGGATTATGGTTTTCGCAACCTGTCTATGCGTAGGGAAGAGCTCAAAGCCAAACTTGGCCGGGACGTAACAGAAAGGGAGGTGTTTCTTGCGCACAACCAGGGTGTTGCGGGGGCAAGTGGACTATTGGCAAATCCGACTACCCCGGCCGGGGTAGTTATTCGTCGGACTGGCGAGGGCCCAGAGAATATTAGCGGGAATTTTCAAGGCAATCCAAACGCCCCGGCGCAGGAATTTGTAAATCGAGTCTACTCCCGGCTTGAACGTGGGGAAGAGAGGTTCTCTAGAGATAGTTCTGCGACGAGTGCAACGAGTGCGACTTCTAGTGTCTCGTCACAGACCAGTGAAAAGGTTCAGCAACTAGGGCAGACTTCTACGACGACGGCGAGTAGTTTGGAAAAACTAGGCCAGGCCGCGGATAAGATTGGACCAAGCGTTTTTGGTTCTAGTGGGGAATTAAATAGGGGAGAAAAGGACACCCCGGCATGGGCATTTGCTAAGGCGCATAATGTATCAGCCGAAGAAGAAGCGAAGACTTTCGGGCTCCCCGCCCCATACGCCTATGGTGGCCCGGTGTATGGTTTCCAGTATGGTGGAATGGGTACTGATACCATCCAGGCGATGCTTACCCCTGGAGAATTCGTAGTAAAGAATGCCGCCGTTGGGCACTACGGAGTGGATTTTCTTCATAGTATTAACAACATGGCATTGCCGAAAGGATTTGCCGCAGGTGGGAAAGTCGGAGAGGATAGCTCCCCCGACAGTTCCGGGTGGCTGAGTGACTTATTCGGTAGTAATAAGAAACCGGATCGCAAACAGGAATTCTGGAATCTCTGGCCACTACCGGAAAGGCAGAAATCCATTGGAATGACATTGGGAGCGAGTAGTCGTAGCGATTTTGCCTCAGCAGCGGCTCCTTTAGCTCCAATTCCACAGTCATTTCTATCACAGGTCGATCAACTTCCCATTCCTGAGACCACTGCACCTAGGTCGTTCAGTGGTAGTCAGATAACAGCAAATGCCTCCAGGTTTCAGTCTGGAGGTGAGGTATCAAAGAGAATAGAAGACTCTGACCGGCCGAGTAGGGAGAAATATTTTCCAGAGGTGGTGGTGCGTTTACCGGAGACTTCCGAACAGGCCAGCGAGGCGATACGGCAGGAACTGGCCGGCGAGAATCGTACCTATCAAGAAATAATGACATCTTTGTCGTCGAGTGGATATGCTTTACGACAGGAGGATCGAGAAAGTGGGGCGAGATATGCCGGGAAGACGTTAACTGATTTACCTTCCCGTTCAGAACGTAAGTACTGGGAAAACTATGCCACAGGGATACATTCTCAGATAGGACAGGGAAAACTCTCCTCACAAGAGGCACTGAAGGACGCAGAGAGGGTTGCGCCGATAGGTAACACTGGGATCTATACACAGTCGGTTCGGGAGGCATTTCTTTCCCCGCGGGAACAAACCGATCTCACTATTGGTGAGGCTCAGTATGGGATGTTCCCCGGCTCGGCACGGGAAATGGTACAGCCGCAGGGGTTTGCACAAGGCGGGAGTGTCGCCTATTTCTCTTTCGGTGGAATCAATACCCCGCCGCCACTGGCCAATACACCGCAACCCTATAAGGGTACTGGTTCTCCTATGACTACCCCGACAATTAGTGGGGGATTCACCACGGAGAGCCGGGGGTTCGTATCGCCTACGCTGTATACGGTGCATCCAAAGCCGAACCTAGGTGGTCTACTGGCGATCCTTGGTATTGGTGCAGTGGGACTTGCCGGAGTGGTAGGGCTGGAGAAACTTCTCTCTAACGACGAGAAAAAGAAGGCTGAGAGGTTACTCGCTGCGAAGGAGACCACGGGTGGTTGGACTGGGCAGGGAATTCCTGATAGGTTATCGGAGGACAGTTTAAGAAGTCTTTCGACTTCGCAAATCTCTGGTCTCCCGGACGACGTGAGCGGACTGTGTGGGGGTGGCGCTGTTGGGCTTCAGGAGGGTGGCATAGCTAGAGGTGAAAACACCTCTATAGAAAGTCTTCGGTATGGGATTGATCCGTTAGAAGATCAATTTAGAAGCTTTGGACAACTTCAAAAATCAAGGCCTGGACCTGATTTGTCGACCGCATTGCCAGAATTGCGTAGTTCTGCTGGAGATATACTTGCCCGGGTTAAAGGAGCAAGGCAATATGACGAGTTGACAAGTCAACCGACTACGGAGAAACTGACTAGGCAAATCCATGAACACTTGAACACTACTCTCCCGCCAATGGACGTTATGAATCTACGGCAAATGCAGCAGGATGCAGAAATATATGAATCTGAGGTCGGACCGAGAACTTTAACCGGTGAACCTCCTACAGCCGGCCGGGATGTACTTATCGGACGACCAGATATGGACATTCGGGTCAATCGCGGGGAGGAACTGGATCCTAGAGGATTTACAAGGAACCCGTATGGGGGTGGCACGACAAGAGTATTACCATTCCAGGGGGGTGGGATAGTCGCGGGGATGCTACAAGAACAGGTAGAGCAGCAGGGGAGTATCTTTCCACAAAGCGAGGGCTATTCTTCCCCATCACTATTCTCTTCTTCTACCCCAACGAGTATCTCTCGTTCTATTGATCCCGGACTTGCTTCTCTCCCCGGCACGATGGCGAATGAACTCTACCAAGCCCAGGTGGAAAAGGGGATGAACATTGGGCTCGGCTTCGGTCCCGGAGCGATGAAATTCTCCCGCCTAACGTCTAAGGCTGATACCCTTATGCAAGAGGCGGAACGGGTACAGCTTTATGCCGAAGGTAAAGAAGATCCCGTTGCCAGTGCAATAATTGCCCGGCGGTCTTACGACCCAACGAGTGCGAAGATTGAGCTCATGAGATCGTATTTACCGTCCGAATATCCCGAGATGAAGGGTGGGTTTGCCGCTGGTATGGGCAAGGGTGTCCTTGGTTCGAGGTTTATGTTAGAAGCGGCGAGAGAGTACTTTCGTTCTCATCCGGATATTAATGAACTTTCTGGACTTCGGGTCTCCGGGGCACGGGAACAGGCCGGGTCTGAGAGTTATGCGACGATTTATCGCTCGATGGTCCTTAAGGGGGAAAAGTCAGGTTTTCAAGAAGGTGGTGTTGCTGAAAAAGAATTTCAGCTTGCTAATGCCCAGATCATTTATCCTGGTGGTCCGTTGATGAAACAATCGTCTATGCCCCGGATAATAGTGGACGATAAATATTGGGGTACAGCGTGGGGAGCCGGGCGTAATCAGGAGTTTCCACTCCCGGACCCGGCGAATGCGACAAAGCTAGGAATACCCAAATTCCATACTGGTGGGAAGGCATCAAATGAGGTGATAGCGAAGCTTCTTACCAATGAGAGAGTACTGAGCCCAGACGAAACCAAAGCGTATGACTCGTTGCCGAAGTTCCACTCCGGGGGTTTTGTTTGGCCGGCATTTGCTGAGGGTGGAACGGTCTCCGATGAAGGAATGGTCGGTGGAAGTGCGAGCTATGCCTCGGCGAGAGGTGGTTCTAGTTCTACCGATGCCCGGGCGGTGTATTCGAGTATTGGCAGTCTTTCGTCGAGTATGTCAGTTTTATCCTCTGATGTGGAGAAAGTTGCTAGTGGGTTTAAATCCTTAGAACGGGCTACGGGTCCTGCAACACAGTCTACGGGAAGACTTTCCGGTGAACTAAGTGCGGTAGGGAGTGCATTAGGGACGTTTAAGGGAATATTGAGTTCCTTTAGTAGTATGGGTAGTGGGGGTGCTGGTGGAGGAGCGGGGGGCGCCGCCGGTGGGATAGGACAGATATTTAGTCTCTTCGGTACGATAGGTGGCCTTTTTGGTCTCCAGAAGGGTGGTCTACGCGAAGTCACTGGTAGCGGCGGAACTGACTCCCAACTGGTTCAGTTCATGGCTACCCCCGGCGAAATGGTCAGTGTTACGACACCAGAACAGCATAGAGCATCTATGGTCGGCGGGCTGCCACATTTTGCAGGTGGCGGAAATTTGACTGTGGGGAAGAGTTTGGCTTCGAATGTATCACAATCCATTCAAGGAGCAGCGAGTCAAATCACTGGTGGACCAGGAACTAGTGGAGTAAATGTTACCATTGGAAGTATCAATGGTGTGATGAATGCCCATGATGTTAAGGGGCTATTGATGTCTCATTTTGAGACTTTTGCCCGGGCGTTTCAGCGGGCGAGTAGGAATAACTTTGACTTGCCAGGACGCTGATGGAGGGTAAGGTTGTTGATTTTATACCCGAGAAAATCGATAGGTGGAAGTATAAACAGATCTATGATCTTCTCCCCGGGAAGTCTATTCTATATGAATGGGATTTGTTCAAGAACGTTCCTGATCCTTGGAGTAATATGAGAACGGTCGCTTGGGTCTATGGTAGGAAATTAAATTGGAAACTAAGAGCCTTCAAGCGCAAAGAGGGTATTTATATTTCTCGGATCGAGTAGGTGATGTTTAATCATGGCTCTTAATCAATTCCCTGCTTCTACCCGGATCTCATGGTCGGTACTTAAGACTTTGAATTGGGCTACTAGGATGCAGAGGAGCGTGGTCGGAAGAGAACTAACGATCAGTGACTACGTGTTTCCACTTTGTTCATTTATCCTTACCTGGGAAGTCCTACGAGACTATTGGGACCGGCGGGGACCGGCATCTGGTAATACTGTACTGGACGAGCTGCGGACAATTTGGAACTTCTATAATCAACAGCAGGCATCGGCCATTCCGTTTGCGTATCTTGATGTGACCGACAACACTACCCGGCCGCCGGGTGCCGGGGCTACGAATTTTATCTTCGCTACCGGTGACGGAATGACGACGCAGTTTCAGGCACTGTCCCGCCTTTTGGCTCCTGTTGTTCCTAATGTAATAACCACCGTAAATCTCAATGGATCGCCTACCGGGGCGTACACGATGGATGCTAACACTGGGATAATTACCTTTACCTCGGCCCCCGGGATTGGTATTACTATTGGATGGGACGCCACGTACTACTACCGAGTCCGGTTCAACACCGACGGTCTTGAGGCGGAGAACTTCGCCTATCAGTTCTGGCAAATGAAACAGTTGAAACTCTTATCAAAGGCGTATTAGGATGATAAGGCTTATAAACTCGGCTGGATTGGGTCTGGTGGAACAGTGGGAAGGACTATTCCTCACTGCATACCGGGATATTGCCGGGGTGTGGACCATTGGATATGGGCATACTGGCGGGGTGTATAAGGGAGAGACGATCACTCCCTATGAGGCGGGTCAGTTGCTCACTGTTGATCTGGCCGAAGCGGCGGTGGAAGTCCAAGCCCGCGCCCCGCAGGCGACGGATAATCAATTCGCAGCTATGACGAGTTTTACATTTAACGAGGGAATTGGGGCTTTTCGGAGTTCGACCCTATTGAAACTCTTTAAGGCTGGCGACATCGCCGGGGCGGCGGATCAGTTCCCCCGGTGGGATAAGGCGCACGTTGACGGGCAGTTGGTCGTCGTACAGGGACTTCTTAATCGACGACTCGCTGAGAGGATGCTGTTTCTTGAAACTCCGGTCCCGGCCCTGGCTACCGAATTACTAGAATACTATCAGGGACGGAAGCAGAGACAGTGAGCAAGGAAGTCCTTTTGGATCCTCTTTCGTGAATGCCTCCACAGTTGCAGCGGCGATTGCAATCATGATTGCAATGCAAGGTGTCACGTTGATCTCCTGTACCGCAGCCAACGGGGCCATTTCGATGGCTGCGGTTCTTGGGATTGTTGGTGATGATAGAGGTGAACTCGTCGGTTGGTTCATGGTCATCGCTCTGCCGTTTTCAGTCGTAGCTTTCGCCACCCGGCGTTGGCTCTCCCGGCCACTATTGGGTTTGTGTTTAGGTCCGCAGCTTCTGATTAGTATCGTCTATGCCACGGGGGCGATATCGGCGATTATTCGTGGGAGTTATGCTGATGGTGTAGCCCGTCCCCCGCAGTTCATCTTCGTTGACCAAGTGTCAATGATAGTCTTAATGATCCTTCACGCAGCTTCGGTTGCAGAAATTATAGTCAAGAAATGACCACCTGGAAAGAAGCCCTAGAATTTTTCGACCGTCCCCGTGGCGGAATGGAACTTGAGGCCGCTTTTGCATTCGCAGAGTTTTGGTTCGGTCTCAGTTTGATCCTATCGCCGGGAGGTCTTGCACTCTGGAACACTGCCGCACTACAGGATTTCTATGGTATGGCCCCGGCGGTTGCCGTTGGAATTCCTTGGGTCTTATCTAGTTGTGCTACTTTCGCGGGGCTATGGTTTTATCGTGCCGGTAATCCAATCTATGCCCCATTGCGTTGTATCGGAGGGTTCATGTCATGTTGGCTTTGGGGGTGGATTTCCATCGTGTCTGCAATCGTTGTCGTTGGGCTTTTACCGGCGTTAGGACTCTATGTGGCTGGATTCTTAGCTGGTATTCGAGTAATGTTCTCAGCGTGGCGGCAATGGCGGCGGGAATAGTAGATCCGAGTATTGCTAAGGGCTCGATCGAAGCAATTGCGGCGATTATTGTCTCGGTTATTAGCTCCGCGGCGGCATTGGCTTCGGCGTTTTATGCTAATAGACAAAAGACTGACGATGCAAAAGAGGACAATCGTGACCGGGCGAATAATGCAGAAATCTCAGCGCGAGAACAACTCTATACTGGCTTGAGCGGGGACCTACGCCGATTGCGAGAGGATTATGATTCACTTAGGACTGACCGCGCCGATCTGTGGAGGAGATTCTTAGAGGGGCAGGAACATAGTTCTCGGCAGGATAAGGCTTTGGATGATTGTGAAAGGACCAGTGCTACGCTTAAGAGAGAACTATTAGAGACTAGACAGCGATTGGCCACTTGTGAGAGAAAACTAGGTATAATAAATGGAACCAGTGAATAATGCCCCGGCCCTGTACAGCGACGCTTCAGACGTTCCTTGACACATGGAACCCAAGTACGGGAGCACAGATCGCGGACCTTTATATCTTTACCCTTATCACAGGTGAGGTGTTTTATTATTCGGGGTTTCGGACGGCCTTGGCGGCTCCATTGGCAAACACTGACTCACCGAAGTTCCTTTTTGAGCGGGGGCCAGTATTTACCCGGACTAAGGTCAAGACACAGATTGGCCCACAGATTGATGAGTTAGAGATAGCCATGATCGTGGGGGAGAATGACCTCGTTGCGATGGATTCTGGGGGAACGCTTACTTGGCAGAGGGCATTTTGGTCGGGGATCTTCGACGGGGCAGACGTGGAGCTTCTCCGGGCATTTATTTCTGTCACCCCCGGAATCCCCGCGACTAGAACGGTGGTGGGAACCCTCACTTGGTTCTATGGTCGGATAGGGGACGTTGAGATTGGCCGGACGAGATGCATGGTCCGGGTGAAGAGTCTTCTCGATCTTCTCACGGTCCAGATGCCCCGGCGGCTTTTTCAGTCAGCGTGTAATCATGTATTCGGCTCGCCGATGTGTGGGTTCAATAGAACCACCGGGGTAAGTGCGATAGGAAACACTACCGCATTTGGGGCACAGACTATTACCTGTGGGGCGGGGAGTGATCAGAATTCACTTAAGACGAGCTATTCGCCGGCAGTGAGTACGGCGTATGATAACGGAACAGTGATCGGTTTGGCGGGGCTAAATGCTGGATTTACACGAACTATCGGTAAACTTACCGGCGGGACGATTTATTACCTTAAGCCTTGGATTTTCCCAGTCGTTGCTGGGGTAGATACATTTACACTCCTGCCGGGGTGTAATAAACTATTGAACACGTGCATTAATACTTTTCAGAACCAGGCGGCGAATGGAAGTGCGGGGCGGTATGGTGGATTTCCGTATATTCCCCCGCCGGAGAGCGCTGTATGATATACTCATCTAAGGGCGAATTCTTTACAGCTGAAAAATGTCGGTATGATGAGGTTAAGTTGAGAGATAAGGTACTGTCCGAAGCGCAGTCTTGGCTTGGAACTCCGTTCGAACATCTTCAGAGGTGCAAAGGTGCCGGGGTGGATTGTGGACAGTTCCTATTGGGGGTGTATCACAATGCTGGGTGTATCCCCCACGTCATACCTGACTACTACCCCCGAGACTTCCATTTAAATAGTGACAGGGAGTGGTATCAGGAGATTATTCTGAGATTTGCCCGGGAGATCCCCGGCCCGCCGAATCCGGGAGATCTAGCACTGTTTAAACTTAATGACGGACTGGTTTACTCTCACGGCGCTATTGTTACTTCTTGGCCGAAAGTGATTCACTCTTTCATTCATCGGGGGGTTGTCCCCGCCGATGCGACGCAGGGATACCTTAAGGGCAACCCGGTGAAGTTCTTCGAGCCCTTGGCTTTCTTTTCTGGCGACGGTGAGAAGTGTCGTCCGTAAGGGATGGGGATTGTAAGGAGGTGGGCATTTCCCTTCTTCCCCGCCAAATCTTCTCTAACTTGAGCCCAAAGGACGGCGTAACGGACTGGTCCCCCGTTGTCATAACCGCGGATTCGCGGGGTGTGATAGGCAAGGCAGAGCAAGTCGCGCTATTGTCAAGTCATGCTTGGTACCCCGGCACGGTGGCCGGGGCATACCAAAGAGGGTTTATCTTTTGACCGGTCTTTTCCGTACCCGGCAGCCGTTTCTCCAGACTAACGCTTGGCAAAACCAGGCTCTTAATGCCTTACACTATAATACCTCTCAGCAGGGCTCGGTCGTTCCCCTTGTTTACGGTACTGTTCGGCAGCAAATTAATCTTCTTGACTTTCAGGACTACAAAGGTCCTGTGGGGGCAAAGGGTAAGACAGGTTCGTTGCCTATAACGGGTACTCAATCTCGCTCGGCCAAGGGTGGTAGTTCGAAGAGTGGTAAGAAATCTTCTCCCGATTATAGCCTTGACGTGATGTTCGGACTTTGTCAGGGACCTATTACTGGAATAGGGAATGTCTATACTTCGGCCGGGATCGCGAATTTTGGCTCTTTGCCACTGAACTTCTACTCCGGTGCTGATGGGCAGGCGGCCGATACAACGTTTGTCAGATTCGGTTCTATCGTGGGGTATTCTGGGACGGCTACAGTTTCTGCGACTCCGTTGGATCTTGGTCCGAGTCCGGTTCTGCCGAACATTGCCGTAGAGATCATAGGGCTCGAGGTCGGAATTAATACTGGTTCTTTTACTTCTGATGCTAACCCGGCGAATGTCATTACAGATTTTCTCACTAACTCCCGCTACGGAGTGGGATTTCCCAGTGGAAATCTCTCTGATCTTACAACTCTTACGGGTACTTCATTTGCTGAATACTGCCAAGCCACACCGCTATTAATCTCCACTTCGCTTGATGGACATCAGAAGGCCATCGAGTGGCTCGATGCCATTGCTAAACTGTGCAACACGGCGATGTTTTTTGCGGGGAAATTGCTCTATTTTGTTCCTTTCGGTGATCTATCGCTCAATAACAACTCCGCCACGTGGACACCGAATCTTGTTCCGGAATATTCGCTTACTGATTACCACTTCATTCCTTGGCGACAGCATGAACTTGGCCGGGAGCCGCAGCCCGGTGAAGACGATCCGCTACTCGTAACCCGCACTAACTCGGCCGACGCTAATAATTGGAAAAGTATAGAATACACTGACCGGGACAATTTCTACAATTCAACTACCTTGACCGTGGACGATCAGGGACTCATCGACGCGTATGGTTTGCGTATGGGGGACTCTATCCAGGGCCGTGCATTTTGTAGCGTCATTCCTGCCCAGGTCTCAGTACAGTTAAATATTCAGCGTGATGCCTATATTCGCAACACCCCGTATAAATTACAAATTGGCTGGCAATTCGCCCGGCTGACGCCGATGGATATTATTACCCTCACTGGTCGGCATGGCGACCTTTATCTTAACGAACAACCTGTGAGGATTCTTTCTATCGAGGAGGACGATCAGGGGGGACTCACTATCGAGGCCGAAGAAATACAGCAGGGCGTATCGTTGCCGCCGGTTGTCCCTGGGCCCCCGCCGAACGTTATCGCCTATGGTGCTTCACCGTCGAATTATAGTGCTAACTTTTTAGTCAGGACCGCGGACCTTACAATAAATTCTCCATATCCAATATCCTCTGGTGCCGCTAAAGAGAATGCGTTTATAATGATGGTGGAGACCAGGGATGATATTTTAGGACCAGTAGCTCCGGTAGTGAGTAGTATTACCAGTATTCCGCCTCTTACTTGGCAGAAGAGGACCGATTTTTCGGGGACCACTCTGCCCGGCCCGGTCGGGTCTAATATGGAGATTTGGTGGGCTGATTGTAGTAGTCTGGCGTCAGGGACTCTTGTTACTCCTACGGTGCATTTCTCAGGGGTGGCTTATTTGCCCCAGTTTATCATGCAAGCTGTAGCCAATGTGGGGAACCCGGCTTCGCCGTGGGATACGAATGCTAGTCTACCACATAAGGTCTCTGGAAATTCTGTACCACCTCAGATCTCAGGGGTTTCTACGACTAAATCTAATACTGTGACTTTCGTCTGGATGACCTCCCCGCATTTTATGACCAACGTGGGCACTAATGGCGGGATGACTGTCGGATCACCGCCATTTATCGTCAGTCCATTGTCAACCGTTATCGGGAGTAGCGTTCTTGAAGTTGATACATGGGCCAATTGTTACGTGGTGTTTAATTCTCCGCAGAGCTCCCTGCTTCTAAAGCCGTTTACGCCGGATGTGAATTCTGTTGTTGGACCTTATCCGACAGTGGGATATCTCATGATCGCTGACGCTATAGTCGGAGCCTAGAGCGTGCCATTACCTGCGATAAGTCCTTCAGGAGTTTCCTCCGCGTTTCTCTATCCCACTCAGGTTAGCGGGGGTTCTGGGTTCACGGGTATTATTTCCACACCGCCGTCTTTCGTTAACCCACCGATTATTTTCGAACCGAATACTGACTTTACCGGGAATCAAATCAAAGTCGTTATGATCGTCACTGGTGCTCCCCCGAATTGGGGCGGGGCACAGGTCTGGGCGAGTGCAGATGGAAGCACTTATGGTCAGATTGGTACAGTCTACCAGGGCGGTGTACAGGGAATCCTTACTGCCCTGTTCCCTTCTGGTTCTGACCCGGATACGGTGAATACAATCTCGGTTGATATTTCTCAGAGCGGGGGGCAGATTATCGCGGGAAGTACTACTGACGCCGATATGGGGATAACTCTCGCGTATGTGGGTGGGGAACTGGTTGGCTATTCAGCTAGTACTCTCACGAGTGTGAATCAGTACAACTTGGGTACCTATCTGCGTCGCGGACTCTATGGGAGTACTATCGGGTCCCATGCTATCGGGTCTCGCTTCGGACTTGTAAATGGGAATATTTTCACACAGATCTATCCCGCATCATGGATTGGTAGAACGGTTTATTTTAAGTTCTTAAGTTTCAATGCTGTCGGGGGGATGATACAGAGTTTAGCCTCGGCGGTCGCGTATCCGTATACGCTTACCGGGAATGGGGTGAGCCCGGTAGGGCCGAGCACGACCTGCCCGACTACTATTGTCCTTTTTGGCGGGGCTGCCGAAATCGAATGGGGATCGCTTGATAGCGATTGTATTATCGACTGCGCTGACTGGGGGCACTTGACTGATTCGGTGAGTCCGTTTTGTATTGATATGGGAGTACTTGGCTAGTGGCAACGCAACAGAGAGTGAAGAGGATACGGGGGACTGCGGGGCAGAATGCCGCTGCGACTTTGCCGGAGGGAAACTTCGTTGTAAAGACTCCTATAGATGGTACGGTTTGGGTACATGATGGAAGTACTCCTGGTGGATTTCCTATCGGGGCTGCTGCTGGCGGGGCCTTTGCTCTTGATCCCGTTACTACCGGTGTACTTCATACTGTGGTCCTTTCTGCTCTTCAAACCTGTACGTATTGGACCTCGGCTACTGGCGGGGCGAAGACGGCAGTTATTCCCGGAGCGGCCTCTGTTAATAAAGGCTATCTCTGGATTGATAAAACGACCCTGAATAATGGCGATACACATAATATAGTCCCTAGTTCTGGTACTGTTGAATCTTTTACGACTCTCACGTTTAATGATTTTCGGGCTTCGATTAGTTTGATCTCGGACGGCGTAAGTAACTGGATGATCGTTTAGGAAAGGAAGACTCTCATGACGCGTAAATGGCTGTACATCTTCGGACCGGTTGCGGCGGCTAGTGTTGCCGCAATTGTGTTTGGTGTTCCTCCTGTTCTTTCTGACTACATTCCGACTTCTCTCGGGGTGTATAATTCTTCTCCGCCAACTCTGACGACTGGTCAGGCTGCTCCGCTTCAGTTGGATGTTAATGGGCAGCTTAAGATCACTGGCTCGGTTTCGGTTTCCGGTGGGACTGGTACGAGTGCAGTAGATGAGGCGGCGTTTACAGCTGGGAGTGGATCATACACCCCTTTCGGGGGGCTTTATCAGACGACCAGTACATCTAATCCTTTGACTTCTGGTCAGGCCGGGGTTGCTCAGCTTACGATTAATCGTGCACTGCATGTGAATCTGAGAAACCTAACTGGTGCTGAAACTGGCGTGGCAGCGCTTCCACTTCAGGTTTCTTTGGCTAACACGGCTGCCAATGCTACCCCGGTAAGTGATAATCTGGCTCAGATTAATGGTCATACAACGGTCGAGGCCGGAGCGAATGGGGTGCTTGCTGTTGGTGGTCAGACGGCCACTAATGTTGCTATTACGGAGAACCCCGGGAATCTTGGCGCACAGGCAGTGAGCTCGGAGAACTCTGCCGTCACAACTGCACGTAAGGTGCAACTCGTTGCTACCCTAACTGGGAAACAAATCGTTCAGCCGTACGCGAATCCGGAGAACTTTGTTAATGGGACCACTGCGGCGATTACTGATACTACGAGCACTTCGACAATCGCCTCGGCGGGCGGTTCACTACGGAATTACCTAACGCAATGTACGATTACTAATTCTCACGCTACGGTTGGTACGTTTGTGAAGATCCTCGATGGCTCGACGATTATATGGGAAGTATACGCTGCCGCGGTTGGTGGTGGAGCGGCTGCTACCTTTCCCGTTCCGCTTCGGGGTACGGCGGCAACGGCGGTGAATTGTCAACCTGTAACGACCGGGGCTAATGTTATCTGTTCTTGCTCTGGCTACACAGGGACGTGATGATGAAAAGTTTTCTACGACTTCTCTCTGTCCTGGTTCTACTGTGGCCCCTTGTTTGTCACTCTGCGGCGCCGACCGTTAGTAACAATGGGGTTTGTACCTCCGCGCTCGGGGTAAGTACTCTTGCATGTAGTGTCACGACTACCGGGACTAACAAGATCGTTGTTCTCACAGTGGCGACGCAGAATACCAGCGCCACGGCACGAACGGTCACTTCGGTCACTGACAATGGGTCTGCGGCGTTAGTGTTCGATTGTGTCCGCAAGGCGGGTGTTTGTACGGGCTCGTCAGCGACGACCGTGTGTCTCGCTGGATCTATCAATCCATGTACTCTCAATGTGGAGCAATGGTGGGCACTCGCTGCGACGGCGCTCACGACCGAAAGCCTTACTGTAAACTTAAGCGGTTCAGCAACCGTCGTTATCGGTGGATGGAAGGGCGTTGCCGGGGTGTTTAACACAGCGGCCCCATTTGACAGCAATGCGTCTTTACCCTCGACTAACAATGGTGGTAGTGCCACTGTCCCGACTACCGGGACTTTTAGTACATCATCGACGGACGATTTGCTAGTCGATGTCACTGTTGTCGGTCGGAACCAGACAGGGTGGGTTCCTTGTAGTATTGGGACATTTGGTTCGTGGCAAGCCACCTTTGCGGAGATTTCTTTCACTTCTCAGATAGAACTTACCGAGAGGGCACAGGGGGTGACAACGTTGCAGGCTTCCGCGTCAGGGCATAAGAGCACGAGTGGTTCCGGCGGGTGCCCGGCCGGGACTTCCACTGCGTCTGGTGATGGTTGGCTTTCACTTACCACCGCAATGAATGGTAACGCGGTGGCGGGAAGTGCCTGTCCAGGCTATAGGGCTCTCAAAGGGGTTGGATGCTAAAAGGTGAGAGGAATGCTGAGTCTTCTCACTCTTTTCTTTAATCTCAGCTCTTTTAGGAGAACACTTATGACTTCTACACCGATCACGTCAGTCAATCTTGTTACTGGAACTTCAGAGAATGTCACTATCGTCGATGAGAACGGGGTGGCGTTGCCGGATAGTTCAATAGCCTGGTCTGTGGTGGCCGGTACACTTACGTTCGGTACCTCGGGCATTGCGCAGAATCTTATCATTACCCAAGATTCTGTCCATGGTGGTTTTAATTTCGCCGCGATGAGCGCCGGGGTGGGTACAATGCGGGCGACTCACGGGCCGAGTGGGAAGACCACCGATCTTCCGGTGACTCTTACTAATTCTGTCACTTCTATCTCGGCCGTGTCGGTGACATAAGAGAAAAAGAGAGGGGAGAAGTCTTTTCTCCCCTCTAAAAAATTTTACCTTAAGTACTATCAGGACTTCATTCTTATGCTTCTCCGGCGAATCCCCAGGGATCAGCTCCCGTCGTAGTTTGGAGGAGCCCGGCACCTACCTGGGTAAATGCATTCGGATGCGTCTGGTCATCTGTGGCGGATGTCCAGTCCCAAACGTAATTCGCGGGGTTATTTTGGAAGATTGTGTGACCACCGTAGAGGTAGATTTGTGGCTTAATGAGATTCCCAGATCCGTCGACGATTAAGTTACTCCCTGATGGTGGGTTTCTCACAGGTAGGTTTGTCGAGGGATCTACAAATGCGCCCTGTATCGCAGGGTCGGCAATGTTTACCGGGGCAGAATAGAAATAATATTCTGCCATGTTACCGACGTAGTAGGTTCCGCGTTGTCCGATAGTCCATCTAAATGTCTGGCCGAGATAGTTAGCTGTCACTAGGGGGACGTTAAATGGCCCGCTCCAGCTAATGGTGTGGAATCCGTTCACCGCGACTTTGTCGATCAGCGCTGAGATTGTTCCTAATTGTGTGTTTGCCTTGACCCATAGAATGTGCCATCTACCATCGTATGGGATAGAGCCTAGGGAGCTCGCGGCGTGAAGTTCTCGATTGGACCGCCAGTCGTAAAGATCTACGTCTAAGAATGCAGTGTTTTTCCGGAGGTTACTACTGATTTGTATTACAATCGAGGTATTACTTCCAGATCCCCCGGCAGTGTCTGTAACGAGTAGACCTTGGCTATTCGGATAGCCTGTAGCGTTGAATATTACGCTGAGGAATAGATCTGGGCTATCGGCGGGTAGGGATGCCCAGGACCCGGCGTTTCGAAGGAGTACTGATCCCGGGAAGTTTACTGCGAATTTCCCATCCGTCGGGGGCGGTGGCGGTGCCCAGGCGTGACGGGGTGACATGATCGCTCCCCCGGCGATTCCGACGCCTGTTGATTTCAGCAGGGCTCTACGCGTGATTACTGATGTTCTTTTTAGCATGATGTTTTTCCTTTCTTCGTTCATGGCATGGAGCCCCAGGGGTCTATGATTGCAGTGGTTATGGAGGGGTAGCCCTGTGGCTCTAGAAATGAGGTTGCCCCGCCTTGATTGTAAAGGAATTGGGGCATTCCATCCCTTAGGCACAGTGCTGCATCGGTCAAGGTAGTACCGTATAGGGGATTTCTACACTTTGGGCCTAGGTTTTCGGGGAAGAAGTATGTCACTGGCGGCAGTCCCGGCGGGGCGTATGTTGTGATACGGGCGAACCCGGATCTTGTGTGTAGCTGCTCTATGGCAGCGTTGTCACCGATTTCGAAATGCCCGTAGACTTGTGAGAGAAATCCGTTGTAGAAGTCTGTTGGGAAGCCAACGAGGTTCACATCTGCACAGCCGTACCAGGGTGCGTTTTCGAATGGTACAGAAAAACTCTGCGCGCTCCCGTCTGACCCTGACCATGGTGCCGGTGCCCACGTCATAATATCCGGAACAGCGTTCCCGTCTATGTGGTAGGCGTTTGCGTACCATGTTTGGTTTGTGGGGTCGTAGTTATTCGTGTTGAACCGAAGCGCAATCATGTGGTAAAGATTGTCGTTTCTTACCAGTTCGTTGGATGTCCAGTAAGCATAGTGTGAAGTGCCGCCTGTGCCGTCAGATACGAAGATCCGCAGGTGAATGCCGTCCTGCAGAGGCGGTCTATTGACGTAGTTCTCGAAGGTCACGCGAAAGATTAGGAATCCCTGATATATTGGGCTCCAGGCTTCCATTATCGAAGCCCTTCCGTTAGTCGGGATCGCCTGGTCGGAATTCCAGAAGAAAGAGAATACTCCTTCTGGAGAATTGGTTATGTTGTCGGTGAAGCCGAGATTGTAGAAATACGAATTTCCGGGGCAATCTACCGCCCTGACTCCCTGCGATTGGCTCGGGGTGGATAGTAAGATACCACTTAGTGCGGTGGCTGCTAAGAGGGCTGACTTGAATAGGCTTTTCATTTTGGTCCTCTGTTAGAAGGTTCGGGGTGTATTGTTTCGGGTCGTGTTGTTTTCTTGTAGCCATGTTTCTAGTTCTTGGAGCATGTGCTCGGGGGTGGAGGAGTTGTGAATCACCAGATCCACTTCGATCCGGAGATATTCTAACTCGCTTACGTGGTCGTCCACGAGTTCTAATCCGGGGCGTTCGATACGGATTATTTTCCCGCCGTGGTGTCGGATCACTTCTGCCTCATTTAAGAAGCGTAGGTCTTCGGCGACGATATTTTGATAAACGTCATTCGCTCTTCTGTGGTAAATTATTCTCCTTTCCCATTGCCCGATCCAGAGATCCCAGTCGACTAGTTCTCTTCCCCACTCTGTGCCGAGGGTTTTCTGTACATGGCGATTGGACCTCCCGTTAAAATACTCGCATTCTTCTTCTTTTCCGTCTCCCCAGACTAGACGGCTGATCTCATCCTCTGGCACTCCTTGTAGTCTTAGCATTACCGCGACTGATTCCTTAATCGGATCTGCAAAGGCGAAGCGCCAGTAGCCGAGGCGCTGGTTTAGCTGTTTTGCCAGTTCGGTTTTACCACTTGTTTTTGGTCCACAGAGTCCGAGGATCATGAGATTTAATACCTCTTATGTCGATCGGAAGAGTCGCCACTGCCGAATAGTTCTCTTTTTGCTTTGCTCGCTGAATACCAGAAAAATCTATAACCAAGGTACGTATCCGCTAGGCCTGTGATGGGGATGAATAAGTATAGATAGTTCACAGTCTATTCTCCTTTCTGCGTCCGCCGTTCCATCCGCGGGATCGATAGGTGCCGTTGGTGATCTTTATCTCTTTCTGTCTCGTTCGCCATCTCTGAGTTCGTTTCACGTGGTCCTCTTTGCTCTTTTCGTTATTCTTCGCTTTTAGCCAAGTCACGTCGAGACTCCCTTCTTCCTGGTGTTTTAGTGGCGTGTTTTGACCATTGAGTTATGGTCTTAAAGGGGCCTTTGCCACAGGTGCAGAGGATTCCTTTCTCGGGGTTGTCGTGTACGATAAGGTGCTTTGGTAATCCTTTGGTTTGTGCTTCGTCCCAGAGCTTTCGCCATTGGCCTGAGATTAAGTCGGAGTAGTTTGTGATGAAGGTGTCAAAGGCTAAACTATGTCCTTTCTCCTCTCTCGTCTTCGTCGGGGAGTTCGTCCTCTTCTGACCAGTCCCCGGCGGATTGCCAGATGTTCCAATCGCGGCAGCTTCTCTGTCTTGTGCGGTTCGGGTTTGAGTCTCCATAGCGTCTTGTATCTCCATGTTTCCATCTCCAAGCGGTTTTTAGTGAACAGCCGATTAGGTCGGCGGCTCGGGCTAGTGAATCACCACGTTCCAGAGCTTTTAGGACTGTCTGGCGTTGCGTCTCTGTGTATATAGCGGCGTTTCCGCTGGGTCCGTGGAAAAGAACTGAACTCGGCATTAGACTACCTCTTGTCTTGGTTGTGGTACATATGTCCCGGGCTTCGTGCCCCGGCGAATGAGATCGCTCCTTTCCATTGCCTCGATGATGGGTTTGATCTTGTCACTTGTGGTTCGTTCTTGGATGAAGTTCCAAAGGATAGCTTCGGGTAGTGGCTGTCGTTTTTCGCGGACTACCGAGGCGTATTGGGAATAGAGAAACTGATAGGACTCACGGATTAGTTGTTCGTCGGACCTTTGCCTCATGGCTTTGAATACATCGGGCATAAATTCCTCTGCAGAGAGAAGCCACTTCTTGGCTCGAAGGAAATCGCCAAGAGTGACTGTTAGACTTTGGTGATAACTTACGGCGGAGATCATGGAGAGTTTTAAAACGTGTGGGCCTCGACGACCGCGATAGTGCGTTAGTCTACTATGGTCTGGCACTGGTGGGAGTTTCTGCCCGAACCATTCGTTCAGAGCCTTCATGGCGTCGGGTTCCCAGAGGCATTCGCCAGAGAGGGAGAAGATTCTGATTAGATCTTTTTGCAGACTATCTCTTGTAAGTTTATTGGCCTTCTTCTTAAAGACGTCCCTGTTCGGGTCATGCGTCTCTGAACCGTAGATAAAGATCAGGCGACTGGTAAAGCCGCCGCCCCAGGCGACTTCGGGGAAGATAGTACCAATGTAGTCTGGTGTCGCCCCGCCGAGAATATTCACCGTTGGGCGTTCGATGTGGACAGACGAGGTGCTACTTCGCGGGGCGGTGAACTGGTCTTTGTTGTCATATAGGTCTGTCAGGGTCGCGAAGAAGTCTTCGTCACTATTGGCGAAAAGGACACCGAGCTCGGCACTAGGGACTGACATAGCGGAGTAGATCACGGCTCCGCTGCCATTAGTGTAGTCGCGGGTAGATTTCTGAAGAGTGTCGAGAAAGCTTCTCCTTGATGGGTTATCCGGGCCGACGTGGAGCTGTGGGACCTCGATCCAGTACTTTCTGGCTTCGTTTATCATTAGGGTCTTCCCACTCGCGGGGAATCCGCAGAGGATGGTGAACTGGTTTGGAAAGAGCATTCCTCGATCTGTCTCGGTCCAGACCCGACGTTCTAGTGCACCTGCTATGATCGTGATCCCGGTCCAGAGTCTAAATGATTCCGGACTCTGTATGTCTTCCGTGTCTTGGACGAATGTTTCAATCCAATCTGGCACAAGAAAGGGGTCCTTCTCTTAGGTAGGAGTATTTAGTCTTTCTATTTCGTCGCTTACACTACGGTTTATGTAGTCGATATACAGTCGGGTAAATACCATCTTCATCTCTTCTGGTTTGATTTTTAGTACTCTTGAATGGTATAGGCTTTTCCCTTCGCCGCAGACTATTACGATGCTGATTGATTTTAGTTCTTTCATGAGAGTCTTTCCTTCCAAAGTTTGAGCATTTCTTCCCGGCGCTGTATGAGTATGTTACGCTCCGCTAGCGTTGTGATGTGTTTACAGTTGGAGCAATGTCCTAGACTATCTTTTAGAGTTCGACTGATTTGTAGTCCATTGATCCTTTCGGTTTCGCCGGGGACCATGAAACCGCCGCTGTTTGAACATGTGAAACATGGACTGCAACTGTCCATAGTACGATCAGCGGCGTCGAATAGTCTTTGTAAGGCTTTATCTTCTCTCTTTATTTCTTCACTCCCACGTTCTTCACTTTCGAACTCGAAACAACGGCCTTTTCGTAGACACTCGTGTTGAGTAGTACAGATTTCACAAAAAGCCATTTATCGCTTTGCTCCCGGTTTGTCGAGGGTTTCCCATCGCTGTGGATAGCAATCAATAGAATTAATGGGCCATCCGGCTTCCTGAAGTTCTTGGGAGAATTTCTCGATGGCATCCATTACCTCTTCTAATGGAATGTATTCGGGGTCTTTTTGCCTAATGTGGACGTTTATACCGGCGGTGTGAATGTCGGCGCACATTTGCCACAGGGTTGTCATCTCTTCATTCCCGGCTTGTCGAGTCCTCGGGGGTTGATTTCGATCTGCTTTCCGTTCTCGTACTTGTATCGCATTCCTTTGTTCCAGCCGGTTTTGGCTTCGGTGGGAACAGAGAAGGATCTAGATTTGGTAAGAGGGATTTCAACTCTGAGTAGTTCTTGAGCAATACGCAGGACCTCGTCTTCATCGTCATCCTCGCGGAATTGGAAGTACCACGCGTCGTGTTCTTGAGTGAGGAGCTGTATTCGTTCTTTCATCTTAGTCCACATTCGATAACCACCGAGGTTTATATCGTCGGCGTTGGCACTGGCTTGCATAAATGCCGCGGCTTGACGGATAGTTTCTTCGGAGTCGGGCCGGTCAAAGAAGTCTCTGCGGCGGCCGAAAATATTGACTAGATACTGTTTTGTTTGGATTTGATGCGCGAGCCAGCGGTGATATTTGGGAATTGCAGGGAAGGCACGGAAGTACCTTTCTTGAAAGTCAATCACCGTTTGGACAGGGAGGTTGTTGTAAATTGATATTGTCGGGGGTTTTCCCAGAATGTTTGTGGCGTGGCCGACCTTTTTTGCTACTTGTCGGTAAGTGTCTTTGGCGATTAGGAGTGGACCTTCTGCCACTCGGCGGTCTTTTTTAAGATCCCCGGTCCAAGGAAGTTCGTTTGGCCAAGCCATACGGGCTATTGTGGTGTGTCCATCGCTGGTCTCCAGGGCGTCTAGATAGGTCCAGTCATCGAAGAGGATACCACATAGAAGTCCCACGTGTCGGCTCTCGGCTTGTTCTTTGTCTATCCCGCAGAGCTTGTAGCCGGGGTCCGCGATGAACATCCGGCGAAGCTTTTCGTCTACGTTTTGGAGATTCCCCCCGGTGCCGGTGAAAGACTTCGAGCTACTCCAGCGACCCTCGTTTGTCCCGGCGATATTGAAGGAGGTCCGTATTCGCCAGTCGGGGTCGATTTCCATCTCGAGTTTTTCCCGCTGTTTTGAAAGGCTACGACAGGCGAGAATTGCTGCGGCGATGATCCTCGCCCGGGGGAATCTGGTCCGGATCTTCTCCAGGGTCTCTTCATCCATTGGACGTTTAGTCTCGCCTCCGAAGTGAGTCTCTATAGGATGGATTCTCATTACGTTGTAAAAGAGGTTTTGGATTTGCTGAGAGGAATTGAAAAAATACGGGGCTTGATCGAACCCTGTGGTTTGACCGGAGGCGGCGTGTACTAATTCGGCGAGGAAAGAGTTAATCCCCTTGAGTCGCTCTTTTATGTCTATTATTCCTCTGTCCTGTTCCATTGGGTCTATTAAGAATCCCCTTAGCATCATCTCCATCGCCGGACCTTGCATGGCGCGGGAGAGAGAATAGACTGGATCAGCACCGGGGAGAGAGAGAAGTTTGTCGAGGATTCCGTAGGTTCTACATACGTCATAGCCGTTGTAGATTTGGGGGTCGGAGGAGGGGGCGTTTAGTTCGTGGGTGGCGACTAGGGGCATGAGTTGTTCTCTTTTATGGTTCCCCAATGGTTGTTTCTATTTGGGTCTGGCTCGGATAGAAATCTGTGATTACCACCGATGTCGGGATCGTGTAGCTTTATCATACTACACTTATATAGTGTCATAATGACTTTTGGTCCCGTTAGTTTTATCTCGAAACTTTCAGGTAACGGCCATTGTCCGATAGAGATAGCCCGGGCTACGATTGTTATTTTTGTTCGAGAATCGCCTGGGTCATTATGTGTTATTGTCATTTCGAACTCGGCGGAGACGTCTTGAAGAATACCGATTCGTTCGCCGTTGGAGTTAATTGTGCCTTCGGGGAAAAGGAGCATTGACACCTTTTAATTTCCTTTTTCGAATATTGCGTCCTGACCAGGCTTCTGGTCTTGGAACTTCCCTTCATAGGGTTGTAGAGTGGGTTCTTCGAGACGGAAAAAGATCACCTGTACTATTCCGGTCCCTTTGTAGATCGCGAGTGGTTTCTCCCCGCCGTGCATATTGATCTCGAGTCTCAGTACTCCGCGCCAGCCAGGCTCCACGACGGTCGTGGCGTGTTCCACATGGAGGCGTGCCCAGGTAGACTTGGAGGTCAGGATTCCTAATACGTCGTCGGGCATGTTGAGACGTTCTATGGTATCGGCTCTAATGGATCGTCCTGGCCAGAGGGTTATGTCTTCGGCTAGGCGCAGGTCGTACCCGGCAGGACCTAGACCGTAGGTCACTCCGTTGAAACGAGTGCGGGGGGCGCAAGGGGAGATGAGACCGAGTCGTTGTATGGTCTGCGCGGGGAGGATCATTGGTGATTTTCCTCGCATAGAATATGTCCACAGACCTTGCAGGTGGGGTATTTTTCTATCTCATGTTCTAAGGGAACCGGCAAGTGTTTTCCTTTCACCCGCTTCGCACGCATCTCGAGCATTAGTATCATATGTCGGGCATGGCCGATGCAGATCTCTGTCTCGGCACAAGGGATTTGGTTATTGAGATAAAGCAAGCGATCTATTAGAGCCCGGAGGACTTCTTGGCAGTTCGTTCCAGGATGTGGAGATCCTTCATTTCCGGGGTATCTTTCTCCGATTCGTTTCATGAAGAAAAGATATTGACGAAATGGAGCCGGATCTTTTGGCACAACGTCGTAAACTTCTAGTACGTACGAGTGTCCGGGGGTTATATACTTCATTTTAGTGGTATTCCTGTTCCTTTAACACTGTTCACAAGCCATTCACCAAAGGCGAGAAGATCCTCCGGGCTGAATAGAATTTCCGGGCCGCCTTGGAGTGATAAAGAATAACCCAATGGTCCTACGACCGAGTGTGAACAGCAAAATACTGTAATAAAGGCACCGTGTTTTGTTGAGAACGATGTTGTCGAGTTCATCTCAGTCATCCCGTTTGAGTGATTCACCATTTCCTGTGAGAGCGTACTGAGCAAACTTTTCCCTCTGTTCATCTGATATTGAACGCTGTAATCGAGCTACAATCGAAAGTAAAGCATATCTCGAAACCAGTCCCTGATTAGTAAGGGAATATAACAGGAGGGCCAAATCTATGACCGTGACGTCGTCCATGTGTATTTGCATCTTTAGTTATCTTTCCCTCTTGAGAGAGAAGAGTCTTCGGTGATCGAGATAGATATTACCCATTAATAAAAGTAGTACTGGAACTATTTCTCGTGGATGGGAATCACAAGTCCATAATAATAAAAGAAGAGTGAATCCAGTACCCAAACCGTAGAGATATGGACGCATGTTGGGATTACGATTGCTCATTTTAGTCATCCCTCTTGAGAGATTCACTGCCGTACATGGTCTTCCAGGGTGAGTCATTACGATAGATCGAGTCCAGGTAGCCTAGTCCTTTTGGCATTTCGGGGTACAGGGCATGATGAAGGAGCATTGTGTCGTGGACACAATTTCTGGGTCTTATTCCACAGCAGAGGAGTCTATTCACGTCGTACATGCCGTTTTGAAACACCAGCTCGGCACCGGTGTTAAGGCCATACTCGACCCAATCCCACGCCCTGACTTCGTGCCACTGATCGGACCAGAAGGAAGCGAGCTCTCCATTGTCCTCACGTCTCGTCATAAAGGGGATACAGAGACTCTGACTCTCGCTCCGGGCGAAGCCGACCATAGAGATTTGCCGGGTGAGGATGTTGTAAGATTTTGGGGTGTGCTTTTTCATACGCTGTAGTTCAGCCTTAGTGTAGAGTACCGTTCCTGATTCTATGTCGCAGGAGAATCTTTGAGCCGGGACTTTAAACCAATTCTCGATCTCGTCGAGGGTAGGGTAGTTTAGTTGCCAGGTCTTTGGACGAGTGATGAGCGAAGAGTGACTTTCCTGTGCGGCTTTCTTGAGGTCGGAAATAATTGTAGGGCGAAGACTCCAGTCGCGTAGTGCTGCCGGGTGATAGGTTGGGAGAGCCTTGATTCCAAACCTAGTATTCTGTACTGTTCCCCTTATGGTGCTGATCTTTGTCTGCTGTAATACCGCCCAGCAAGCGGTATTACCAAGAGGAATGAGAATGTTAGGTGAGAGGGAGATGATTTCCTCGAAGAGATTGTCTAAATGATGACGGAAGGCTTTAAGAAGATAGAGTTTTTTCGCTCCGACTATGTAGGGCGGAATGTCTAGGCAGACGTCGTCGAGTCTTCCGCCAAAGAAGAGCTGTTCGTTATCCTTATGAGGGTGTTCGTGGAAGACATTGGTCACTCCTACCCCTTGGTTCCTTACTTGTGCCCAGAACTTGACCATCTGGAGGAAATTCACTGGGTTGAAGGTTCCGCAGGGGCAGTAGCCGAATGGGACTCGCTGGTGACAGTGACGGCATTCGATGATTAGAGGGAGGCAGAGGCCACTTTCTCCAGCCATCCGAGCGAGTTCCTGTCCACTTCTCCCGACAAAGTATGCACCTGGTCCTTCGTTAACTCCCCAGGATTCGCCGATTAGGAGGGCTCGCAAAGGATTACATTCCTTCTAGGGCACATTTTACTGATGTGATTGTGCTTGTATGATATATTCCCTGTTTTTCCCATAATTCCCGTAGCTCTTTTGCCCGGAGAAGTATCTTGTCGTTTGGATCATCCTGGTGTTTGTATTCGTATCGTGCCGCTGAGATCATTCCGAATTGGTCGTGTTTGTGTTCGAGATCAAATCCTTTGTAGATCATGTGATTTTCCTTTCCCTTTATATTTTAAACCTGCCAAGTGAACTTCGCTGTAGTTGTACCGTTTCTAGATCCATCACGCGCCGGTGAAGAATCTCTAGTGTGTTCATGTTGCTACGTAATGCCCCGGCGAGTTGATCTATACTTTTCGTATGGTATGCAATTGATACGTTTATTTCATTAATTAGGTCTATTAAGATTTTTTCACTGTTTTGATTTCTCTTGCGAAAGAATAGCATTGTCTTTTCCTTTCTCCTTTTGCCACCGAATTATCCGCCGCTCGGTGGCCACACGACTGCCACACTATATCCGCAGGAGGAGGAACGGTATAGTGTTGGATGGGGAGAAGAGGTAGTGGGGTAGAGCTTTCTCTATCGTGGGTCTTGACTCAGGGCCGTCATCACGTTGAACTCGACGATCCGTTCGTTTGCGGTTCCTTCGTCCCGCTTGTAACTGTCCCGGCCGATTTGCATGAGGACCTTCTTACCTCGCATTTCGGAGATGCATTCGTCCATGGGCTTCGCTTCGGGGAAACCCATCGAGGTGAAGAACTCCCGGTTCATACTCATGGCGCCAGTGGCGATCCATATCTGCCCGGCGGGTAGGACTCCACCGCAGCGATCCCGGCGGGGGAATTCGTAGTCGGTGAGGCTTACCCCGTTGAGGAGCTTTTGCATTTCTGGGGTTACGTCAGGGCCGAATTCGTTTGGTTGACAGATAAAGGCGAAGTACCGGGTACCTTTGTTCGAGCTTTTTCCGGTAACGAGATCGATGCACTCTCCAAAGAGATGACAGAGAGGGAGAAGAGGCTTTGCTTCCCACTCGCCGATTGGTTTCGCGATCATCTCGCGAAGATCGACAGGGAGGTCATCAAAGACTTGGTCTTGTACAGGCATAGTGTGTTGTCCTTCGTCAAAAAGGAAGAAGAGTGATTAGAATAGAGGATTTTAATTCTCTGTTTTAGCCTCCTATCTTTAGGGGAGAGGGACGTGTGACCGTGGCAGGAGTCGAAGCGGGAGGAGGGTTCTTAGTTAAACTATTAGGACTAGCATCTGTTTGTTGTAGTCCTAGTGGTTGGTTGAATCGTTCTTCTAAAGATTCTATTGGATAACGCTTTACGTTGAGCTGAATTAGTGGGTTGTCTCGAAGTTCTTCTGCGGTGATAGTTCCACGTAATACGTCTGGGTATAGGTCTCGCAAGAGGAACCCTCTAGCGCGGAGTACTAGCATTCGGCGGGGATACTCGGTCCAGGGACCTTTCTTATTCCAAAGTGACGCTCTGCGGGCGTCGGTCATTGAGAATCGGCGTTCGATAGGAATTGGAGTTCCACTACGCCAGGAGCGGGCTACGCCGACCCAAGTCATGGGGTCGTCTGATTGTCCTTCTATGCAGTCGTCATAAGATAAGCAGAGTCCGGAGGCCCATACCAGGGCCATTGCCGCGTCACCGAAAATACCGGGTCGGCCATTAATTACAGCAATAGAGTTGAGACTTTGTAGGGGACGGAGACCGATCTCGGCCCCCCATTGCACAGCGACCATAATGTCACCGGGTTGTCCACGAAAGGAGTTGGGGACCAGGTTGGATTTAGCCAGTCGGGTAGCTAGTTCTAATGCCTCGGTAAAGTTTTGTGGCATTAAAGCTGCCCAGGGCACTACTCGCGTATTGGAGGTTTCTTCCTCGGGTTCATGGTCTATGGTGACTATTTCTGACATAAGAGGGCATTTCCTTTCCTTAATTTGGTTTTTGGCCGGGGTTTGGTTCGTGATCATATAGGCGAATTCGTTGGTAAGCTATGAGGATTCCCTCGGGGATCTTATTTATAACCCTCTCTGCTACTTCCGGAGTTTCTGTTGAAGCATGGAGTAGTCTAGCCAGAACGAAGGCAAGGACTCTTATGGCCTCGCTGTAAGTTAGTCCACTTTTTGAGATCAGGTCGTAGACGATCTGTTGTACGACTTCGCCGGGAAGCGGAGTGGGGAGTGGTTGATGGTTATTTTCCATTCAGTTGATACCTAATTTGGGTGATGAAGAAGAACGTGGTTAACGGCCATATAGCTAGGAATAGAATTATAAGTAACCAATCTTTTCTTTTAGGTAATTCGTGTTCCGTCATAATTATTACTATCATTATGAATATACCAAGATAGAGGTAATGCGCAAGTATACTGGTCATCAGAGGCTCCTTACTAGTTCTCGCGGCTGGGCCGGGTCCCAGGTGCGATGAGAGAAATTGGCTTTGAGAATGAGATCCCTCATACTTGGATCGGCAGAACAGACTTCCCGGAATGGGCAGCCGTAGCGGGTCTCGCCGGTCTTTGGGTCTGTGTGGGGAAGTCCACAGGCTTTGTCATTACGTGGGAAGTGATTCTTCTCGACGTGACGTTCTAGTTCTTCGAAGAAGTCGAAGAGATCGACGATCCATTCGTCAAGCTGGGCCGGGGTTCGACCGACAATACCTCGTTGGAACTTAGTACTATTGATTAGGATCTGCGCGGCGTCGATTATCATGTCGAGGACGGGAGACGATTGGTTGGTTAGGATAGAGTTTCCTCCGACGAGATACGTGCTGACTTGATTGTCGGGATTAAAGCGAGAGAAGTAGGATTGGGTTATTTGGAATTTGGTGGTCTTGCGGTCTTGTATGGCTGGACGGCCCTCGAAGAGGGGTATTTTATCCAAATGCCCTACCAGGCGGAATTCTTCCCCGGTGAGTCGGGATCGGTAGCCCAGGCTAACGTCGAAATGTAGTTCTACCGCGGGTTTTCCACTGTCAAGGATTAGGGTCTCTAATGGATCGTTTTCAAATTGGGCCAGGTACCAAAGGACACTTCTTATCAGGGTCCCGCGATTCTTATATGGGTCTTCGCTGGTCCAGGGACGGCGAAGTTTTTTGTCCCAGGTTCGCTGGAGAAGATCACTAGTGACTTCTTCCGTAGCATCCCTGTGAGAATGGCCTTCGGCCTTAAGGTGATCGTAGTACTCTAAGGCATGATGATACTCTATTCCGAAATAGAAGTGGACGTTGGTGTCCCTGGGTTCGTAGCCGTCGATTATGGTGGTTTTGTATTTCCACCAGCAGAATTTGCCTTCGCCGATGGAGGTACTGTCCCAGGCGGTCTGTAGGGTAGGGAGAAGGGGGGAGAATGACGTGTTGGTAGGGATAGTGGGATCGAGGGGTTCTAGTTCGACTAGTTCGTCACTCATTCGGAATTGTCCCCGGCAAGAATATCAGCCACGGAAACCGAGAGTGTCGAGACACTCTGTGAGGGTTTTCTCTTTGGCTTTGTGGTGATTCCGAGCTGTTGTTCAAGGACGAACTGATCTCGCTGGGACCAATAGTAAGAGACAAGCTGTGCACGGTCCTTTGGGTCTGGGACCTGGCCTAGAGCGAGGGCACCGGAATCTATTCTATTCATTAGTTCGTCGAGGGTCATAGGATCGACCTCGGAGAGTGGACTCGGGTAGGGATCTTTTCCGTTGTCTTTTCTCTCACTGGCCTCTAACATTGCCTTGAGAGTTTGCTTCGGCTCTAGGCCGGGGCCGAGGAGGAGGGGTTTTGGTTTTTCTATCATAGGGTCAGATCTTCCCTTTCGAGGATCTCGATTACGGAAAGCTCAGGTCTTTGGATCTTCTTTCCGCGGAGTTTTCTTATGATCTTTCTAAAGAGGTCCGAGATAGTTCTGTCGCCGTTGAGATGAGCCTTTAGCCACTCGTGGTCATCGTCACTTACCATAATGTGGAGTCTATGGAGGGGTTCCTCGAAGAGTTTTGGCACAGGGAAAGACTCCTAACACTCTGAGATTTCGAGTACTGTCAATCGCCGGAGGTAATCAGGTCCACGTCTCTTGAATTGACGCTCGGCCTCGTTATATGACGTAGCAAACTCCGCGGTGTCACCGTGTAGGTTGTCAATCTCGAAATGTATGCGGAACCAGCGATGGTCGTTCGTTAATTTCGGGTCAGGGTTCATGTAGGGATGCCTACGGCTAAGAGTATCCCTATTACCCAGGTGATGATACTGATTATCATTGCGTACGCAATTCCTCTTGCTGGTCGCAAGTCGTCTCGGAGGACTTTCACTTTATTTCTCCCTTGATTAGCCGCAGTCGATGGTCTGGATCGGAAGGACATAGGCGGATTTGGATCACCTCTAGTTCCTTATCGCCGATCTCTTGTCGGAAGCGGTAGAGGATCTGTTTGACCCGGAGCGATGGGGTTACTGTGCCCTTCTGCTCTTCGTGGATTAGGATTTGAATCCCGATTCTTGCTTCTAGGGCTTCCCGGAGAATTTTCTCGGCCTGTTCTCGGAGGATGGTCAAGAGGAAGTTCCTTGTGTCGCATAGATTTCTCGACACTTAGGACAGTCTGCTCTATTTGCTATTGAGTCAAGTTTAAATCTGATAGTCAGTTGATCATCGTTGGTTTGTATTGTCTGCATTAGGGCTAAAAGAATTACGTAACCAAGGGGATCAGTGATCACTAGGTCCTTTATCTTTTGTCCACAGAGAGTGGTATTGCCATGGGTTTGAAGATGGGTTGTCATGAGGAAACTCCCGGGGAGGGTTCTTTCTTCTCCCACTGTGCGCGTTCGACCTCGATAGCTTCGTGTTCCGTGGGGAATGGGCCGTGGGTTTGCCCGTCACGACCTATGAAGTACCAAAGACCGTCGTCCCGCTGAGACACGGACGAATAGTATGGATGCTGGGGTTTCTGTGTGTCGGTCAAGACTGTGATCCTTCTTCTAGTTTTGTTCCACAATAAGGGCAGAACTTCATTCCTGCGACTACGAGGCAGCCGCCCCCGCAGCAGCCGAGGATATTCCAGCCTTCTCCGTCTTCGTCTTTTTCGAACTGGGCAAGTGGTCTCATTGAGAGAGGATAGAGTCCTCTGGCGACCGGGTCTTGGTATTCTCTGGCCTTTTCGGCGAATTCTTTACAGCAGTAGGTCATGGTTATTCCTCACTCGTTAGGAGATCGGCGACGGATAGGGAAAGGTTAGAACGAATAGTCTTGTTCTTTACTATCAGTTCTCCTGGGATAGTGTGGTCTAGCTTGGTGATATCGAGGGAGAAGTATGACAAAACGAATTCCTCTGGGTCTTGTGTAAATTCTTTAAGCATATCGTGTAGTGTTGTGGAGTGACATTCTATAGAGTACCACTTTCCTGAGAACCGTTGGTCCATGATAGGTAACATCATGGAAAGTTCTATCTTTCCGTTTTCTTTCGGCCAGATCTGGAGGCGCGGGATTACGTGCCAGCCGGAAGAGAAGGCCGGGCGGTGGAGAATGCGCGGTCGGTTTGGATCGTGGAGGTTCATTTACCTTTAAATCCTTGGGCCACCTTTTGAATTTCGATGGTGTCGATGGTTACTCGGTATACGATACGGTTTTCATTTATGAGTTCACTGAATTCGTAAGTGTACTTTCCCTGATCGGAGGAGATTCGACAAATGGTACCTTCTCCGAGTGTGTCCCAGGAGCCGTGCTTGTTTTGACGTTGAATTCTCATGAAGCTTGTTCCTTAAGTCGAACTTCTACCTTTCGTCGGACCTCGACGACGCAGCCGCGAATGTTCGTGGTGAGATTTTCCCCCACCTTATAGCGTCGCTTATAGTTCTTCACGGCGTAACGGAAGAGTTCGGCCTCCTTTGGGGAGGCCAGTGGGGCGGTCTCGGAGAAGCCAATGATTTGGGCTTGTTCGAGAAGTTCACGGATAGTTTCTAGTGGCCATTGCATGAGAGAATGCCTCTATATTTAATAGCTTTTCTGAGGTTCACTTCGCGCCAGTAACGCCATAGACCGACGTAGCGAATACGTTTTGTGCGGACTGGGTAGACTATTAGGAGTTTGTCTGATAGTTGGAGTTTGTTTTTGTCCCAAATTTCTCTTAATGTATCGTCTATATTTTTCACAGTTCAAACTCCACCCTTGGACCGCCGGAAGCTCCCACGCAGAACTTGGCACGGAGCGGGCCGTCAAGGTGTATGTCTTTGGCGACTTCGCGGGGGATGTAGCCAAGGTGCCAGGATTCGGAAACTATCTGGTCCGTGTTAAATCCGTAGGATTGGAGACGTTCTTCGACCTCTTGGAGAGAGGTGTTCGTGGTAATAGCATTCCCGTCTACCCAGACGGCGATCGCGTTAGGGTCGTCGTGAGATGTGCCGGTGTTTTCCCCGTAGGGGTCGCTCATTAGTTCCAGTTCTTGTCCAACGGGAAGGATGGAGAGGATTGCTTTCGCGGGGGGCCGGTAATGGGCGCCGACTATTGGGTGGATGGGCATGGGAAGGGATTCCCCTTTACAGTTTTAGTTCTTGTGTTATTCTTTTTCCTTCTTCCAATTCTAGAAAGAAGTCCTCGATCGTGGTCTGGATTCTTTGTGCGAGGTCCTTCTTCTCGTCTTCGGTCACTGGAGGTTTTTCGTCTTCAAGGAAACTCTCAGCGAGATCGTAGCATTTTTGGTCGTAGGCCATTATCAGCCTCCTGTTATTCTTAGAAGGGTCCATCCTGGCCTTGGTCCGAGCTGCATGTAGGCGTCGGATAGGGTTTCTGCTGTGATGAACCGCATCTGGCCACCACTGCGGAGGAATACATAGGTTTTCATTCCCTATTTCTCTCTTTGGAAGAAATTCCGGCCGAAGAGTTGCTTTGGTTTTGGTTGGAATTTTGCTTCGGCCTTGTCGAGAGTCTCCCGGAGCTGGTCGAAGGCTGGTTTTACTTCTTCTTCGTAGGAATATTCGTAGTTCTGTGTGTTGGCACAATTGCCGATGAGTTCGATAGCTCTGCCGGCTTGTGAAATTCGCCCGCCACCGTATTTGAGAAATCTTTCGCGTTTCGTTAAGGATTGCTTTTCGACGAAATCGGGAACGTTGGTCAGGGGGAGGACTTCTTGGATAGGACTGGTCTTTGTTTTCATCTCTTCGTCTCCAGAGGAGAAAGGGTGGAAAAGAGAGGCAGTCTATATTCGGGTTGTGTGTACAGACTGCCTCTCTAACTAACTTGGTCTCCGTCTCATAAAGGTATGTTGTTTGTTTTCTCTTTAGGGGGCTTTGTAGTTTGTTTCCCCCCGCATGGGCGCCTCCATGGTTAGAAGGTAGATCCGGGATCACGGTCCGGTAATTCCCGAGCCAGCGATTGCTTCAGGTCTTGGTATTCTTTCTTTTGGGAAATATAGGGACTTTTGTCACAAATTTCCAAACGAGAAAGAAGGGAGGAATGGTCTAGGACGCTTGGCCAGTTACGGCAGTCGTGGAAGCCGAATGGTTGGGGGTTGAATTTGACAGACGTTATTGGGTGTTCGTGGGAGAATTGCTTCGCGAGAGCTTCTGATGCCCACTCGAATACGGGGTGCTGACTAGGGTGGTATTCCTGGAGTTCTTTCCTATAGGTTCGGCAAAGAACATCGTCTTCAAGGGTACCGGGCTGGTAGTGCTTTTTAGCGAGCCAACGCATAAGTTCGGTAGATCTGAGACTGAAGCCGCCGTTACCGACACGGTAGTTCTTGTGCCAGGGCCACAGGGCTCCGATGTAGTCGAAAGAGAGGAACTCGCTTCTCCAGGCTTTGGGGTTTGTTACCCAGCCGTCCCATTGGATGACGAGGATGTGAGATGTGGTGATGTATTTCGGGGTTTCCCACCAGAGGAATTGATTGTAAGAGGTGGTAGATGTTATCTCGTCGATCTTTATCGTGTGCCTACGTTCAGAGAACTTTTCCGGGTTGTCGGTGAAGATAATTATGTTCTCAGGGAAGATTAGATCTAGGGTATCTCTCATAGCCAGGTCTGATAATTCTTCCGCTATTGTGTCGATTAGGACTATGGTGACGTTGGGGAGGGAGAGCTTCTTATTCATGACTGTATGATCTCGTTGAAACCTTCGGAGAAGAAAGCCATTCCTCTTGATGAAAGTTTAGTTTGCAAGTAGACGTTAAATAGCCCTCCGTACACTTTTAATTCTATTGGAGCATTCTTTGACCAGCAGGTGATCTCGCCGTTATAAGTCGCTAGGTAGGCCGGGTTGCGACCGTCCTCGAAGGCTATCCGCCATATCTGATCTCGGAACGGCATATTGGGAAAAGGAAGTGAGTTTTCTTTGTGGGTTTTTGACATGGGACCATAGTACTCCGTTTAGGTGGGCCGGGTCAAGTGCGGCGAAGTGTCGCAGGGTCGTGGGCCGGTTAGAGAGTAAGGGGTTACTATTTAACCCCTTTCCCTTCTCCTAGTGTAACTTTTTAGTTCACCCAGACGATTTGCGGGGTTTCTTGGGCACCGTCGCTACAAGTCAGGGCACCGCCGAGCTGGTAATTCAGGTCTGTTCCATCGTCCATGTGACGGATGATAATGTTCTGGATGTCAGTGCGTCCGGTTGGGTATGCGTAGGGGGTGACAACGCCGACGATTTCTACTTTATCACAGACCTTCCCGGCTTGAACGGTGCCGGGTTTAACCTGTCCGTGGAAGACAGTAGGTTCGGCGGAGAGTGAAAAGGAAACCAGTATAAATGCTGCTGCGTATAGAGTGTATTTCGTGTGTTTCATTTTTGTCCCTCTTGGGCATGATTGCCCCACCTGCCCGGTAGGGAGAATATTACCGGGCAGATAAAGAATCATGAAGAATGGGGATTGGAGGTTATTATTCGCATTGGATTTTTGTTCTTTCTCTTCGGATCTCGCCAGGCGGTGATGGGTTTACTGACGTGGACATTGTTGAGGGAATGGAATAAGGAATCGTTGGGGTGACGATTGCCGCCGGCACTTTCTAGTTCAAGAATAATAAAGTTTCGGATCTCGTTGAAACTTGCATGGTTAGGTGGGTCGAATTTGATAAGGACTGTGATCGGTGGACGTTTTCTCATCTTACGACTCCTTTTAAGATCTGTAGTAGAGTCCGTGGAAGGGTTTCGATGTCTTGTATCCTTTCACACTTATCGACGTAACGGCGGAGAAATGAGACTGTCCTTTCCGTTCCTATTCCAAGACCTAGAGTTTCTATTCCTAATCTCTTGGCTTTTTTATGGATGGTTTCCATGAGAAGATAATCACTATGTCTTCGGTCAGCTTTGAGGAAATCGGGGGTTCCGTCGGTGACTAGAAAGATTATTCTTCTGGGTTCGGTTCTATTTAGGATTCTTTCTAGTGCTTTTCCGTAGGCGCAACCGAGAGGGGTAGAGCCATAAGTTTCTATTGCGCCGAGTTTAGCTCGGGATTTGGTATAGGGTTCGGAGTAGTCCTTGAAGATGAGAATGTCCATTCCTTGTAGGCGGCCAATGCCGGGGCCTGAACGGCTTGAATAACGTCCATTGGTCGTGAAGCCGGAAATAGAAAGTTTTATCTCGGGTATTGCACCTAGTGCTTCTGCGAGAACTATTGCCGCGGATCGGACTAAAATTTCGTTCATAGAGACGCTTAGATCAAGGAGAAGCTCGACAGAGGTGTTAATGAGATTTTTGTCACGCCGTTCTTTGAAGATAGAGCTTTGACCAAGGGCTGTGATGTGAAGACGTTCCCGGTCTAGGGTTTCGGCATCTTCGAGGCCGCGGAGCCAGGACTTCTTGCTCTTTGCCTGAAGGTGTATGCGGAACATTTTCTTTAGAGAGAGGATTTGCGGGGCGAGGGAAGCACGAGTGTAAAGGTAGGTTTCCAGGTCTTCTTCACTCGGGACGAAAATTCTGTCGAGGGAAAGGTCGGCGGGAGGAGAGATAGAGTCACCGGTGTGTGGGGGGGATTGATGAGGAAGAGGATCATGAAAAGAATTATAAGACGATATGGCTTCGATGAGGGAGTTTAATAGGTTTTTGACTTCGGTTAGAGTGTTCCATTCTTGGGCGGAAGAAGAGAGGCTTGATGGAGATGGAGTTTCACTTGGATCTTCGCCCGGCGAGGGAAATGGAAAATTCCCAATGCTATCGGAGTGTTCCGGATTATCGCCGGGTGATAGGTTGGTTTCGTCTAGGGGAAATTCACTAGGATTAGAACTAGAACTAGTATCTCCATTCCCGGGGTCTCGTTCCTTGTTATCCTCTTCGTTTGCATCGCTTTGCTCCTGGAATAGGGCTGTTATCTTCTCGGCGAGAACGATACAGTCCGCCGTGGATTGGCAGAGAGGGAGATTTGCCATCTCGATGGCAATTTCTGGGTGGAGAGTTTCTAATTCTCCCTGAAGTCTCTTCGTGTCGATGTTGCGGTACTTCTTATAGGCTTCTTTGTAAAGGAGGCCCATTATGTCAGGGTTTTGACATTTCTCGATGGGTATTCTATCGTCGAGATATTGCGCGAGAGCGTTGAGATACTTCTTGTCGCCGGGGTATTTCCTTATGTCGAGGTTTTCTATCCTTATGTCTTCGAGGACGTTTAAGACGTAGGAGAATACTGAATCGTGTTTCTGTTTTATTGTTTTCAGGTAGAGTGGGAGATCGGTGTGGGTCTGGTGTCCCGGCCCCTCGTGGAGGGCATAGCCGAAGAAGATAGAGAATTGAGATGGGGTTAGGAAGGTCCCGGCGGGTAGGGCGGGGAGTTGGACGAGGGATTCGGTGGTATAGCCTTCATTGCCGCCGAAACGGATGGAGAGGTGATGGCCATCGCGGGTGGAGAGGTGGATAACGCGGGTGACTAGTTCTTGAAAGCTGTGAAGTTTCACAGGGGATAATCCTCTTTCTCTTTCATGTCGGGGTTCCAGGCCATCCCCCACCACATTAGTTTCCAGAGGAGAAACTCTATGAGGGCGGCGAACCAGTTTATTGGACAATACCACTTGAGTCCTTGAAACGATGGATGAAGTTTCATTCTATTCCTCCTCTAACGTGATGTCTAGTCTATCGAGGAAGGTCTTTACGAGTTCTCTATCGTCGTCATCGAGCCAGGAGAGGAGGCAAAGAGAAAGGGCCTCTGTGAGTGAGAAGCCTTGCTGTCTTTGTTCGAAGAAGGAGATGAGCTTTCTTGTGGAAAGTGTTATGGCGAGTTCGCCTCTTGAGAAGGCTTTGCGGACTTCTTCGGCGAGGGAGAGAATTTTATCAAGTTCTATCTCTGGACCATCTACCTCGATGTAGTCATTGAACCTGTCTAGGAGCATTTCTTCTTCTTTGGTCCGAGGTAAATAGTCCATTATCACACTATAGTCGAATCTATCTAGTGTGGCGGTGTTTTGTACCTCTGTCCCCGTGAACTGGCCAGTGCTGTCACCTTTCCCGCCGGTGTTGTCGGTAGCGAGGACGCAAAAACCAGGAGAGGCACGAAGGATTTCTCCTGTCTCTGGGATAAAAAGCTTCCCATTGCGTTCTAGGACTGGGTGGAGAATGGCGGCCAGGTTCGGTGGAAGAAAAGAGAACTCATCGACTAGAAGGGCGAGCCCGTTTCGCATTGCCGTGGGTAGTGCCCCGTCTTGAAAATAGGTCTCCCCGTTCTTTAGTTTTATTCCACCGAGGAAGAATTCTCTCGTTATCCCGTCGTGGGGATTGATCCGGAATAGGCCGTGGCTTAGCAGGGCACAGACCTGTTCGACGAGCATGGTTTTCCCACACCCGGCCGGGCCGTGGAGGTAGACGTGTCGATCAGTTGTGAGGGCCTTTCTGACTACCCTACTGGCAAAGGGATCGAAGTAGAATTTGTGATCAATGACGGGTACGAATGGAGAGTGAGTAGCCTCTCTATCTAAATCTATTCCAAAGTCTAGCTCCGGCTCTAGTTCTTCTTTCTGTTCCGCCGTGGCGGGGCTCTGTTTTCCGGTACGCCCTGTCGAGCGGGGATTGCTTCGCAGAGCTTGAAACACTATCTCGTCGGCGGTCTTTTGGACTAGGGAGATGATTTTTTTCTCCACCCCTTCACTGATTTTAAATTCTATTGTTTCGTTTTCTAATGATGATTTGATATTCTTGATGATGTCGGGTCTTAATTGGGTAACGACTTGCTGTACTGCGTCAGTGGTTTGGATTCTGATTTCCTCTCTAAAGAAAATGAGTTTTTTCTCTATCGTTGCATCGACTGTGCGTAATAATTCTTCCACCGGATCTTTTGGGCGAAAGTTTAATGGGACGGTGGGAAATGGATTAGGGAGATTTACTTTAGGAATAGCCGAAGCCTTCTCGAAAGCCGAAGCCCTTTCGAAGAGGTTTCTCATTTCGTCGGGGTCGTTTAGGATATTTTCGACATCTAGGGCGTTCTGAGACCTTCGCCCTTTGGCGAGATTCTTTGGCCGATTTCCTAGTATTACGTCGAAGTAGTTCTTAATGCAATAGCACTTTTCTAATTGTTCGTGGCGGAGTTGATTTATTTTCTCTTGTGGCATACCTTTGAGGTTGAGCCATTGACATAGGTCAAGGCTGTTTGCGTTTTCGATGAAATGATTTGGGTGTTTTCCTTGCCAGGGTATCCCGCCGATGCGGTTTTCGAGAGAAAGGAGGTCGGTCATTTAGAGAGGTCTCCGAAGATGGGGAAAAGGTTTCCTTTTTTCTCTATTCTTCCGGTTTGAAGAATAGAAGGGTTCCGATAGGAAAGCCGAAGCCCTTTTGGATTTTCCAAGGCTCTAGGAACCAACGCTGGGTAGAAAGGAGGTTTTTCTTATCGGTTCTGGCGCGAAATTCCTTTGTGCTACTAGCACAGAGATCGGAGATATGGATGCCCCGTTGTCTTGCGGACTGTTTTGCTTGGTGAAAGGTTTCGGCCTTGATGATTAGGAGGATCTTGTTCACTGTTAGATCCTCCCCCGCAGTATGTCATGGTAAAGATTTCTCTGTTCGTTATGGACACAGAGGGCATACTTCATACAGGCTTTATGCATGTTGGTTGAGATGTTACTTGTGACACAGCGTAGTCGAATGTCTTCCTGAACTTTCACGTCTGGTGTGTCACAGTGTATTCGGTGTACGAGGAATTTTATACTGTTCCTCGGGAGTTTTGCGTTCCAGCGCTTTCCGTATTCGTAACGGTAATCTGTCATGGAGAGGTCTCCTAGAAAGAGGAACTGATCTTGCGAAGTTCCAGGCGTAGCACTGTCGTGCTATTAGCACTCGCGATAGTGCCATTTATATACACCTTTTCGTCTTCTTCATAGAGGATGTCTTGGTTTACTTTCCAGGTCTCCCTTGTGGCTTCTAGGTCGAAGTAGAGCTTAGGGCCGAAAGGAGTTTTACGCCTTATTGGGATGATCTTGGACATTGGAGAGATCTCCTTAGGGGGTACTTGATACTTTGTACTTGATACTTGATTAGTCAGGTATACTGGCCTTCGGCCTAAGAGAGTTGGGGATTTCCCTCTAACAGTTTTGAAAGTCGCTTTGGTGATGTGGTGTAGCGTCTCGCGTCCATTTTGTACACCCGGTCGTCGGGCGCGTTTTCATCGACGCAGAAGATTTCGATCATTGTGTCGGTCTTGACAGACCAGTCACCTTTTTTATCTATTATGATGGCAACGCGAGGTAACACTGTGTCGTGTACGCTTCTGGTCATTCTCTATTTCCTTCTCAGTGCGTTGAGGATGAGGATCAGTAGCCAGATTGAGGCTAGGAAGTAGAAGAGGGTGCGCAAGAGAAAGGTCTCCGTTTCGCTTAGGTCTCCGTTTCACTTCTATTCCTTTTCTGGAGTTTCTATTATCCCTAAGTTTCCTCTACTGAAGTAGCCATCGGCGGTGTAGCCCCTTATGTATTCCTCTGCTTCGTCTTTGGTTGCGACTGAGGTTAGTAAGTGTGTTCTACCCTCGTCTTCAGGCAAACACGGATATCGTACTACGATCCAAGACATGGGAGACACCTATTTCCTTTCTTAGAGGATCTTCTCGACGCTTATGACTAGAGAGTTTGGGTCTCGTTTGCTTCCGAATTTTTCGTCAGCAAACTCTATTCCCTGTCCACGTGTATTTGCACTTGTATGATGAACCCGTCTGTGTAAGGCCATGTGTTCACGGACTTTGAGCTGAACGAGTAGTTTCGCGTTCTCTCTTTCCTGCTCGACTTTTCTCTCTTCCTGATCTCTCAGCCAGGAATTGAGCTCGAGAAGCTCTATACCAATAGTGTCACCCCAGAGATAAGTGTCTTGTGGGAGTTCTATCTTACGTCTACTCCCGTTCGGAGATCCCATCTCAGCACGGAACTCGTTCGTTTCTGGGTCTAGGAGGATTACTATCTGGGCAGTCGCCCGGGTCATAATTTACACTCCTCAGGAAGTCCGCCAGGACAGGATGGATACACATCGTCGGAAACATACGCCTTGATGATTTTCTTTGGAACTGTCGTTAAATCCCATATGACAAATTCACCGTATTCTTGTGCACGTACGATTGCTTGGTTCAGTGTGTTACAACCGTACGCGCGCCGCCAGGTTTTACAATCGTCTACTTGGTACTGGTACTTTTGAGCAGTCGCTCTGGGCATGGAATTGGTCCTTTTTTCTGGAGGATTTTTTAGAGGATTTTCTAGTTATAGAGAGAATACCATAAAGCAAGGGAACTCGTCAATGGGATCGAGGTGCGACATTTTGTCGCACACGCATAGGTTGCCCTCGATAACCTAGGGTTGGACTCCTTTTACAAGTTTACTAGTAACGCTAACTCTTTCTAATAGAAACTTTGGATTACTCATTGTCATTCTTGGCCGGGTCCGGTTCAAGAGTGTGACTAGTGTTTCCATTATTACCATTTGATTCTCAAGAAGACACTGGATGGTTTTGTTTTCTTTTTCAGTCATGGATTTCCCTCCTATTCGTTACACGGATCGTTATAGACTTCTGAGAGAAGGATGTCTGATTGCCCTATAAAAGCATAGCCTATACCGTCATACGATACCCAGATGGAAATTATTTCGTTAGAACTTTTCCTTAACATTACATGTGTCGGCGGCTTGTGTGTTGCGAATAGGGGAAACACATGCTGCTTTGTCATGATTTCTCTTCCTCGTCTTGGACAGTGGCCTTGAGTTGTAGTGAACCCCTTGTAGCCGCAGGTGCAGGTATTTTCGCCGGGGATTATATAGGGACTTATCCATGTGTGTTGATCACGGGTGTTTTCCATTTTCTATTCCTCCTTTGTCTTTGGTAGCCAGCTCTCATGGTCGAGGACTTCGTCTCCGCTGACGGATGCGTTTGTGTCACTTAGTCTTTGATTTATTTCTTGTGCGGTAAGTGGGGCGTAATCGTCATCCCTTTCTTCGTCATCGCCGCTTTCTTCTTCGTATGTTTCTTCTATCACTATCCCGTCCTCTGTTTTTCGTTCTCTCTTCACTATCTTTCTCTGCCTGTACCCCGCTCGTAGTATTCTCATCCTGTTCTTTGCACTCTTATTCTTCTTGGCATTGTCGAGAAACCTCTGTCGTTCGGAGAAGAGGTTCTCTAATGAATCTTGGTCTATTTCAAACCTATAGGCGTCCTCGGCTGCGGTCCGGATTATAGCCACCCGGTCGAGAAGACGTTCTATGTCTTTTTCATAGAGCATCTCCTTCGCGTCTTTTTCTATTTGCTTTAGGGTCTTTTTCATTTCTTTCGCATTGTTACTACACTCTATGGCGTAGTTAATGATTGTGATTACTTGCTCTGCGGTGATTGGCATGATGACTCTCTATCCTCCCCAGATCTTTAAGTCTAAAGGTTTCGGTGATTGCAATTGTCCTTTGTCTTTTTCTTTGTCCTTTTCCTTTTCTAATCTATTCTTTTCCTTCTTGTCTCTCATCCACTCTTCTCCGTTGTTCTCTCTATCACAGCCGCAGTTTGTAGTCCTACCCGCTATTAGGTTACTCATTTGAAATTCCTTCCTTATTCCGCACTCACATTCTACCGTCGCTCTATAGCGCGCGCGGTCTATTTCTATTAGGGTTAGCTGTCCGAACTTGTGGCCGGGGAAATACTTTGTCATTCCGGTGAGCTCCCTGGAGTTGGGCGAACGTTCGGGGGGTGTGAAGGTCCTTGAGAGGCATTTTATGTTCGATCGGAGGTTAAAGTCAATCCTAAAGTCTCGTGGGCCTTATAAAAAAACTCTAATTAAAAAATTTGTTATTCTTTCTCTCTTTAGTAAAAAAATAATTATATATATATTTTTTTTTCTATTCTCTTTTTTTTCTTTGTTTGAAATGTATAAAATTTTTTTTAAATAGAGTTTTTTTTAGAACTTTTAATTTTTTTAACTTTATCTTTTCTTTTTGGATTAGCTTTAACATACGATCGAATGTTAACCCTTTATGAAGGACCTTGTGAAGGGCGAACCAAAGGGTGAACAAACGACTCTCTCTTCTGTTTTCAACGGCTTTTGCCTTTCAAGTTTTTTGAACTAAATTCGGCTTTAGGGCTTACATTTCCCTTTTTCATCACCATCTATTCCTTGTCCGATTGCCATCCCCTCCACCGCGGAATATCCCGCGAGGTCTAAGGAATAGACTGGGTGTTTGGAACGAGACCGCCGCGAATGGGTGCGAGCTCATTCCCGATGCGAAAAGTAGAGCCTAATACTTTGACTAGGCCAGTGTCATTCCGACACTGGTTTGTTTTCTATCGGAGAACGAGACTATGGCAAAGGGAAAGACGTTAGAGAACCTTGAGAGCAGCAACGGGGCGAGTGAGCCCACGGTTGTTGTTGACTTCGCGGCGTTTTCGACGATTGACGAGACGGCGCCAAAGGTGCGTGACGCTTTCGAACTCGCGGATAGTGCCGTTACGTTCGGGTGCGGACAGTGGCCACATGTGCCCGTTGCGTTCGATCGCTCGGCGCTTGATATGCGTATGGCACAGAACGCTCTCGCCCTCGCACAAGCGCGCAAAGGGTCTGGCGCCTGGGATGACGAAACCCTGGAGGGCGTCGCCTCGAAGGCCGCTCTTGCCGTTACCGAGACCGTGTTTCAACCTACGCTTCTTGAAGACGCGGTTGACAATTACCTGCGCCGCTACGTTGAACTTCCTAAGCGGGAAGGGAAAACCCTCGACACGTCGGCTTGGAGTAGTGCCGAAAAGCGTTTCTCGGCCGTAACACGTATTCTCAACTACTCTCTCGATCAGGTCATCCCCGCGACCATCCCTGACGGGCAAGGTGGTGAAATCGTTACCAATTTCCCACTTGCCGGTTCGCGCTGGGTTGACGCAATCGCCAACGAGATCGGCGAATACATCCTGGAACAGCGGCCGGATAACAAAAAGGACATGAAAAAGCCGGGCGAAAAGGCCGCGAAAACTGCCAACGGTCCTCAGTCGGCCGCCGCCGCGCTGTAATACTTTTTGAAAGGGCAAGGGGAGAAATCCCCTTGGTCTTTCTACGGGAAATTGCTCCGACAGTGTATATCTGTGACATCTGCGACTGCGCCGACTAGGGGAGGGATTTTCCCTCCCTTTTTCCCTATCCCCCTACCGGCTTGGAGCCTCAATCAAAAATTGCGGCTCTACTTCGGGGCCAGGCAACTTGGGGAAAATTGACAGGGTTTTTGATGGGCCGGAAAGAAAAAGAAAGGAAGAGAACGATGGAAAAAGAACTAGAGTACAAGAGAGATCCAAGACGGGATAGGATAAGAGCGTTACTAAAACTCTGTCCCAAAGAGCGGGTCTGTAAGATAGAGAAGGTGAAGATGGGAGAAGTAGTATACCCCCGGTTTCCCCGAAAGAAGTCCTTTCCCAGGGCAGCGTAGAGGGGAGGTTTTATGACTAAATGGTTGATCTCCTGGCTAAGACGATATAGAATGTGGAAGCGCTGGCATGGAGGTTATCCCTACCCCGCCAACTGGTATTCTGAGAACCAGCGACGGGAGGCAATGGCGCGTGGATATAAGGTACGAGACGGATTTCTGGAGAGAGGGTTATGATCTTATTACCAAAACGCGGTGCAATAAGTACCCTTTCCATCGAGGTCGAGCGGGAGCTCACCGAGGAGGATCTCCTTGAGCTCTCGAATCTCCCCGACAACTCTCCGCCACAAGTGAAGACCATTAGTTCTCGGCACAGACGTACCGCGATGATGGTCGCCGAGGGGAAGGAGAACCATTTCATTGCTCACGCCCTGGGCTACACCCCGGCCAGGATCTATCAGCTCAAGCAAGATCCGAGCTTTAAGGAACTAGTACATTACTATTCCGACCAGATCCACGAAAAAAGCCTTGGCGACGAGCAAAGGTTTCAGGAGAAGCTACGCTCCGCCGGGGAGCAGGCGCTAGATCTGATTAATGATCGTCTTGAAGATCCAATAATCAGTGACCGGATCTCCACTGCCGAACTTCGTAACATTGTCACGGTCGCTGCCGACCGTACCGTAGCCCCGCCAAAGGCAATGGTCAATGCCCCGATTCCGCCGCAAAGCATTACCTTAAACTTTGGCACCACTCTAAAGCCAAGGGAAGAAGAGAAAGAAGCTCTTCCAGAAACTCTCTCTATCCTCACTATCTCTCCTTCCGAAGAAATAGAAAATGAAGAAGACTAAAAAACCCATCACACTCTATAGATACGGCGATCGTTCCACTGAATCCGTGGAGGCATACCGTGCTTACATGCGAGACCGGTCAAGAGAGTATAGAAGAAAAACAACTAATCCCAAATATCGTATCAAAAAGAATCCCCCCGAGAATCCTTCCTACACCGACCACGAACTTACAGAAGCAGGGTCTTCGTTATGAGAGAAAGGTGGTACGAGCACTTAGGTCTCGTGGAATTCACCTTGAGCACAATCCTTGGTTTGAGTATTATGGCAGAGTATATTGCCCTGATATTCTTGTTTATGAATTATCTCTCTCCCGGATCATCGTTATTGAAGTAAAACTCACCTATACCCCGATGGCATTAGCGAAGCTAAAGTCAATCTATTGTCCTATGGTAAAGTCCGCGACGGTTCTAGAGAGATATAAGATTTTTCCACTAGTGATTTGTAAAAACATTACCTCTAACGTCCTAAATGATCTCTTCTTCAACGACTCTATCCACACAGCCATCACGTCTCACCATCCCGTCTATCTCTGGCCCGGTTTTGGACCAATTTCGTGAGGACTTCCAAGATGACACGAAAGTACAAGTCGGCACTCACTGTTGCTTTTGCCCTCATATCTCCACCATCGCACGCCGCCTGTCCAACGTACTCTTTCACCCTAAGCTATTCATCAGCTGACGTACCGGCGCAGTCAGGAACACTAACGGACAGCGATGGCAACACATGGACATGGACAGCCCCCGATTTTCCCCCGGTAACCCGTAGCACCGTCCCGGTTACTCTGACACCGGTGACCTGTAGTGCTAGTAATGCCTTTAGTAATGTATTCGTCTTTTCCAATGGCGGACTGTCTCCCGACGATGGATTTAACGGATGCGGCGAGGGTGCAGTAGTTGGAACATATACTACCCTGGGAAACATTGGCCAAAGTTGGACTTGGGACAATAACTCGCACTTAATCGGTGGATCTTGTACCGGGGCCGGTTTAAAGGACAACGGTAGTGGATTGGCTATAATATCAGCTACCCCGGATGCACTGGCCCTCACCCCGGCTGGGGTGTATCCAAACGCAGGATTTACCATAAAATCCACTGTGACGGGGAAGTATCTCGGACGTATCGGCAACTCTCTCAGTGCCCCCGGCTCACTAGTCTTCGGTACAACCCAAACCGTATGGAAAGTCACGGCGACGCATAATTAATCGGATAAGAGAAATGTCATTCTGGTGTAGACTTGGTTTCCATAGATGGAAATTCATGCACAATAGATATGTTCCACCTGATGCGTTTTATCTCATGGAATATTGTCCTGGATGCAATTCTTATCGAATAAAAGACCACGGAAAATGGAGAAGGATTACACAGGATGAGTTTGAAGCCTATCGCATCAGCTAGTCCTTCCCCTTTAGAGATCCAGTCCTGGCTGGAATGGGCCGGGGGAAGGATGCTCACTATACAGGTCCACGGGGTATGGCCCTCTTCTTATCGTTCTTTCTGGCCTGACTACCCAGATGATCCTAATACAGCCTTTGGTTATACTCCGGAAAATTATAGAGCTGCCACTCCTTCTCCTACCGAATTATCATTGACAGATAGAATATCTATGTTAGTTCTTCTAATTTCCATAGCGAAGATTAGAAGAATTGTGCAAATGAGATCTCTCGTTTCTCCTATTAGAAATAATTACATCTATTCTTGGTCCCGCATCGCCGAAATACTTAATTCGGACCGCCGGATAGTAAAGTATAACCATGGGAAAGGTTTATCTATTATCTCAACCAAAATCGAGATGTCTGAAGCAAAGTACATTAGGGACAAACTCTAATGTCTATATACACAGAAGGTATATTTGTCAACGGGACGAAGTTCTGTAAGAAATGCAATTTAAGAAGGTCGATCGAAGATTTCCCCGTTTCTCGTAAAGGTCACACTAGCCGCTACTGTGTCACTTGTTTCACATCAATAGTGAGAGAAGTAAAACCGATCTCTGATCGTAGAGGTACCATTTTTTACCATATAAAAGCTCTCTTTTTATCAGCAAGACAACGCACAGAAAAGTCGAAGTACAAAGCAGCTAATGTAAACAACTATGAAGGAGTTATCCAGTTCGATATTACAGAGAACTATCTGTACTCAATTTATGAGAGTCAGCGCGGAAAATGTGCTCTATCAGGGCGAGAGATGACTTTAGGTAAACCGGAGAACGGCTTCCCTGATAAAAACGCGATGTCACTTGATCGCATAATTCCGTTATTGGGATACGTTAAAGGAAATGTACGTTTTGTCACACATCAAGTTAATATGGCAAAAGGGATGTATAATGACGAAGACTTGATTCAGTTAGTTTTTGATATAACGGCCCATCAGAAATATCTTGACAAAGCCCGGACGGTTGCCCCATGATCTTTGCTATGCTCGGGACCGTGTACCCCGAGTATGCCGGTCCCCCGGCTCTTTAGCACTTTGTCATCTCTCGTCTCCTTCGTCAAGACTAGGGCCAGAAGCGGAAGGTAGTAGGGGCCATCTCCTCCTCCTTTCTCTCCTGGCCCTAAACTTTTAGGAAAGCCCTTCCTATCTCCACTTTCTCTACCTTCACCCGGCCGGTCCTGTATCCAAAACAGGAAGCAGCGATCTTCTGCAAAGAAAGATTTGCCGCTGTAGAAGCTTCGACGAAATCTGGCAAAACCGTCGGCTGCATTGCCTGGATCGTAGAGAAAGCCTTCCAATACCGTCCCGGTCAGAACGCCTGGTGGGTAGCTCCAGTCTATCCCCAGGCAGACATTGCCTACCGGCGGATAAAGAACTTTCTCACCCCGGGCTCGTTCACGGCCTACGCGTCTCCTTTCCCCCGGATCGAGTTAATCTCCGGGGGAACTATTTGGATAAAGAGCGCCGACAATCCGGATAGTCTCTTTGGTGAAGACGTATATGATGTGGTCTTGGACGAAGCCTCCCGGTCAAAGCCTGAGACTTGGCCGGCTATTAGGTCAACTCTGTCTGCTACTCGTGGCAATGCTCGCCTTATCGGCAACGTTAAAGGTAGAAAGAATTTCTTCTATAATCTCGCAAGACTTGCGGAACGCGGGGAACTTCCCGGCTGGCACTATGCCAAGATTACCTATCAAGACGCCATAGACGCGGGAGTCTTAGACCCTGCCGATATCGAAGATGCCCGGCGAACTATGCCGGAGATGGTATTCCGGGAACTCTACGAGGCCGTGGCCTCTGACGACACCGCGAACCCATTTGGAAATGAGCACATAAGACAGTGTGTCGTAAAGAAATTGTCCGCCCTTCCTGTTGTGTCTTGGGGAATTGACCTTGCAAAGAAAGAAGACTATCTCGTTCTCGTGGGGCTCGACCAGTCCGGCGCCGTCTCAGGATTTCATCGTTGGCGGGGTGTCCCTTGGCGAGATTCAATTAGACGAATTCACTCCATCGTTGGAGAAGATACTCCCGCGCTCGTTGACAGTACAGGTGTTGGGGACCCGGTCCTCGAAGAACTCCAGGTCGAACATGGTAACTTTACCGGCTACATTTTCTCGACGATTTCGAAACAGAAACTAATGGAAGGATTAGCGGTAAGTATTCAGTCTCACGAGATTCATTTTCCTGACGGGCCTATCCGTCAGGAACTCGACTCTTTCGAGTACCACACCACCCCAGCTGGTCGGACTCTCTACTCTGCCCCCGAAGGTCACCCCGACGACTGTGTATGTGCCCTCGCCCTAGCCCGACAGTCCTGGTCAGAGTCTCAGCCCGGTGCTAACATTACCGCCTGGATAAGAGACGAGACAGAGAAGGCGAAAGAGAAAACCAGGGTCGAAATCGAAAGCGATTTCGATGGGATTTCCCATCCCTCTCCGTTCCCCCGCCGAGAGGATCAGAGTCTTTCTCTTGACAATGAGCTCACACAGCTCTATCAAGACACCCTCGCCGGGCTCTCTGAACCGGATGCCAAGCTCTGTCGTCGTTGTGGGCAGGAGGTGACCGATTCTTCTCGTATTTCCGACGGGCAGTTCGTCTGGCATATGAACTGTGTAGTTGGGACAGCGACAAGGGACTCCCAAACTCAAATGGTGAGAATGCTCTAATGTCTCACACAGCAGCCAAAATTGTCTCCTATTTCGTTGACGGTCAACAGGTAAGCACTTCCACCTTCACTTACACCGCCGACGACCAGAATAATCTCAGCACTGTCGTTCCCCCGCACACTACGAATTTTCTCTCCTCTTTTAATATCACTCTTTCAGCACTTCGTTCCATGTGCATGATCTCCGACGAATCCTTGACCGTCAAGACCAATAGCTCCAGTGCTCCGCAGGAGACAATTTCTCTCGTCGCCGGGAAACCTTTGACTTGGGACACTGACGAATCCTACCCAGAACCATTTGCGGGAAACGTCACGGCCCTGTACCTGACGAATTCTGGTGCGCTCAGTGCCAACTTCAATTTCTGGTCCTTGTCTCAACAATGACCTCGGAGTCCTTCTATGGCAACTGACTCCCTTTCGGCTCTGAAGGCCGAACTCACCGCTGCTATCGCGGCACTTGATCCCGAGATCCTCGACGTAGACCACCTTAGCATTGCCGTCATTGACCAGGATCTCGCGGCGGCTCTAAGGGTGGCCGAAGGAATAATACGTCATCGGCGAGACCTAGTTCAGACGTGTCTGAACGATATAGCACAACTCAATGAAGACCTCCTCGCTCTCGCTAATGAGGGCTACCCTAATCCTGAGGTCTTTACAATAAGTCCAGAACTTTTAGCACAGCTAGGCCGAGAGATCGCCGATCTAAATGCCGGTGCGGCTGTGTTTACCGGAGGTCAACCCGAAAGGGGTGACTTTAATCCTCAGAGGAGTGTACCTGTATGAGTGAACTAACTGTAGTCGTTGGCCGCGGAAAGACTGGAGTACTGACCTTCGATGAAGTAACACCACCCCTCGATGGGGCCGTTGCCACTGACAACGCCGCCGTTGCTACGATTTCCCTTGCCCCCGATCATGTCACCTGGGTTGCCCAGGGCGTATCTCTTGGCGATGCGAACATCAGCTACACCGGCACCTCTGTTCTACCCGATGTCGGCCCGGCGGTGGTTCCCAATATGATCGTCCACGTCGTTGCAGCGCCATTAGCAGAAACGGGAGACTTCAACCCCGCCGCCGCGACAGACGTACCTGGACCATAAAAACCTCTCCTTGGGAAATAATTCCGGTGACCGTAGCTGTAGGCATATCACAAATCCAGTTTACTGTTACGGTCACCGGTGGTCCCGGTGGGGTAAGGGATTGGGTAGGACTATTCGGGATAAACGCCGATAATAGTATGTATCTCGACTGGCGCTACCTGGCTAATAATAGCAGGACAGTACGCCCCACTGTGGGAGTTAGTACTGGTACTGTGACACTCGCTATGCCTAGTGTCAGTGGTAGCTACGAGGTGCGTTTTCTATCGGCTTCCGGAGTTGAAGAGTTCACGATGCTTGCCCCGCCTAGCCCGATGTTTTCATTCGGCGACACTAAAGGTGCCGCGATCAATCTCTCACCACTTCCGCCAGGCGGGAACTTCACACTAGTCAAACCTGATGGGACAGTCTGGGGAACCGTACATGTTCCCTAACGAAAGGGTCAAATCGCTTATGACTAAGCATTTAGGAATAGTACTATCCCTTTTTATTCTCTCTTCCTGTGCGGGTACGGTAGATCCCGTTACTCGTGGAGCAGAGGGCGTTACCGGCGGGGCGGTGATGGGTTGCGCTGTAGGGGCAGCGATGACAATCTGGACCGGACCGATCGCCGCCGTCGGTTGTGGACTAGGAGCTATGGCCGGGGCCGGTATGGGTGGAATGCTCGGCGTGGCAACCGCGCCTCAGATAGGATTCTAGTTCTTGGACCTCCTGGCACTTCTTCGTGACCACCAGGATCGGCAAGATCCTTTTGGGCAGAGAATGTCCCATGAGGAATGGAGAGTCGAGAAACAGCAAGGTCGAATCTCTGCCCCCGGCACAGGGATGATGGGACACCTGAATACCTACAGTCAGGCTCCGACAGGACCTAGTTCTCGCCGGTCAGGTATGATCGGAGCCGGATACAATGGCTCTAATCCCCCCGACAAGGACCCTTGGTTCGGACAACAGTACCGGATGGGATCTGGCCAGGAAGGCTCCCAGCCTAGTCAGTACCGAGATCAGCGAACTTCTCAACCTCCTCCTTGGATCGACGACGTGGACATGGCGAGTATCTGGTACTCTCCTATGGAACCCGTCTGGCCATTCGGACCGCCGTACTATAACAGACCTCGTGAATGGTCTTATCCCGTCGGGTATAACCTTAACTACATTCAGCCCCGGATGGAGCTTATGCAAAAGCTCCGTGGAATGCGTGCCTCGTGGGGCCTTCTTTCCACAGTCGAGACCACTCGCCAGGACCAGCTTCTTCGTCTTCCTTGGACCATCCAGCGTCGGGATAAACCCAGGGCCAGTTCTAAGGTCGTGGACAGTGTTCGTCAGTTCTTCCGCCGACCAGATGGAAAACTCACCTACGGTCAGTGGTCGAGAAAACTTATGTTCGACCTCTTTGATATAGATTCACCCTATATCTACATGGACAGAGACCGGACCGGGAAACTCCAGCACGTAGAGGTTCTCGACGGGGCGACAATATTCCCACTTATCGACGATGCCGGAAAACGACCATCAACAGAGTATCGTACCGATGAATCTGGAATAGTCTACCTTCATCGGCAGCCAGCCTTTCAACAGATTATATACGGCCTTCCGATGATAAACATGTCGGAAGACGAACTCATTTACGCCATGATGCGGCCCCGGCCGGAAGCGCCAATGTTTGGCTATTCCCCCGTCGAGCAGATCATGGTCGAAGCGATGGAAGGTATACGCAAAACCTTCTATCAGTTAGAGTTCTGGCGTAGTGGCTCTATGCCAGAATTGATTATCACCGTCCCTGATGCCTGGACGCCGAAGCAGATCGCCATGTTCCAGGCTCATTTCGACGCCTTGCTCTCGGGGCAGCTCTCCCTTAAGTCCAAGGTTCGCTTCGTCCCCGGCGGAATGAAGCCATTCGACATCAAGAACGCTTCTGGAGAGTCGCTATGGTCCCAGCGGGACGAACTCCTAGCCAGGCTCGTCTGTTTCGCTTTTTCCATTCCACCTACTCCTTTCGTCCGGCAGATGAATCGGGCGACGGCCCAGACGGCGCAGCAGACCGCACAAGAAGAAGGTTTGTATCCCTTAATGTCGTGGTGGAAAGACGACATTATGGATACGATAATACAAGAAAAGCTTGGCTACGATGACATAGAGTTCGTCTTTCTCCCACGGCCCGAGGTAGACCTTCTAAAGCAGGCCCAGATTCATCAGATACAGTTTCATAACGCGATAGGATCGGTGAATGAAATCCGGGACGAGCTTGGCCGGGAACCAATTGAGGGTGGTGATGGGCACTTCTTTGTCTTTGGATCAGGAGCGGTAAAATACGAAGATGTCGTCGAAGGGAAAGCACTCCTTCCCGGGGCACCAGCGCCAGGTAATCAAGGTCAAGGACCAGAGAAAAGTAAAGACCCTTCTACCTCTTCGTCCTCTTCACCTATCCGTGGCCCGGCGAAACCCCACGGGGCGAGTCCACTACCACAGCCCGGACAGAAGCTCCTCAAGGTCTCTCAGGACAAAGCTAGTCAAGAACAGAAGAAGGCGGGAAATTTCAAGAAAGACCATATACGACTACATGGACTAGACATCTCGATAGAGAACCCGAAAGGGTCAGTTCGTTCCACGAAGGACGAGTTCGGCCGGGGCTGGTCCGGCAAGATGCCCGTGCCCTACGGCTATATCCGGGGCACCCTTGGCGCTGACGGCGAACAGATGGACGTCTTTCTAGGGAAAAAGAAATCTTCCCCGGTGGCATTCGTTATAGATCAGGACAAAGTCTCTCACGAAGGGCTCGATCAGGGATTCGACGAACACAAAATTGCCCTATGTTATCTCTCTCTTCATCGAGTCCTTAAGGATTACTTCAAGGCTAACAGCGATGGTAAGGGTCCCCTCCGCTGTGGCACCGTGACAAGGCTCTCTCTCCACGACCTCAAAACTTGGCTCTCTTCTTGTGATCCTAAGAAGCCCATTTCCGAACAGGGCGTCGGACAAGTCGTTTACCGCCGGGGCGTGAAATCGGACACGATTTCCAAATCTGATACCATTTCCTCCTCTACCGGCCACCTGTGGTACGATCAAGGGCAAAAGAGAAAGAAGAAGAAAAAGAAAACATTCTCTAGTTCTTCTGGTCCCCGCTGGTTAGAACTAAGCGCCTCGTAAGAACAGTCTTTTTCGCTAGGAGAACAATACCATGCCAACAGCACGTATCGCCTTCACGGGTGGAGTAATTCAGGGTCAGTATGGAACCTACCAGGTCGGGAGCGACGGAACCGCAACCGTCGATACCAGGGATGTCATTCCCCTGTTAGGGAAAGGGGCTTCACTCCTGAGTAACCGGTCAGCATTTTACACCACGCCGGTGGGACCACTAGCGGCAACTAGTGGTCGTATTATTGCCTCTGGTGCCCTATCCAACGGGACACTTTCTATCTCTAATCAGCCGGACGTAATGCGACAGGTAAACGTCGTCTGGGGAACCGGAACCGCCCCGATCAGTGCAGGGAATATGGCAATTACCTACGTCGCCAACGACGGGCAGACCTATACCGAAAACCTGGCCCTTGCCCTCGCCGCGAGTTCTATCGGAACCTACCCGCTCTCCCGCGGCTGTATTCACATCTCTACCCCAATCGTCACTGCCCTCGCCGGCGGAACTTCTCCATTCCGTCACCTCGACACTACTGCATTCCTCGCTGTCCCTGTCGATCCAGTGGCTCAGGACTATGCCACTGTCTCCGAGGCCGCCGACGGCACGATCGAGACCGGCGGATGGTCGGATAGTACAACGAGCATTGGCTGTGTCTCCCCGCTCACGGCTCCGAACGGAACGCACACCTTCTCTATGTTCTATCAGTTCGTAGCCCCGGTGATCTAAATGCCTGGCTTTGACAAGGAAGTCGCTGATTTTCATCGTGAACTTCGAAAGTCAGTGGAAGGGAAAGAGGTTAACACTTCAGAGACAGACGCTCCTAATGGCATGGACAAGTCCGTCAAGGAGCAGGTTATCTCTGACCTCGACGGACTAATAGAGAAGCGGGAGAAGCCGAAACCATCTATGGGTATTCTCCCGTGAAGTCATCCTTAGACGAAGACGTGGCAGGGAATATTAAAAACAAAGAGCACCAGTGGGAAACGATTACGGCTTCTGGGACTAGTCACGACTTCTGCACACGCTGTGGGAGGAAGAAAGAAGATTCTCAGCTCCCCGATGGCAATTTTCTCCCCTGTAAAGGTTTCATTTAATGCCCGAAGAGATCACCGAGTCTAAATCGGCTGACGAGCTGGTTGATATCGGTACCCAGTTCTTTCTTCAAAAGCGGGTCGACATTGCAAGACTATATTTCGATGCGGCACTTCTCAAGGAGCCCGATCATGGTCGGGCATTGCATAATCTTAGTAGTGCTCTAATACAGGGTCATTTGCTTCCAGCGGCATTAAGTACAGCCCGAAGAGCTCTAAACTCCGGCCTCGATAACAACGGCGTGTTGATGAATATCACAGCCGCCCTAAATGGTCTAGGACAATTCGAGGAAGTCTTAGAAGGGACGGATAAGATCATTAGAAGTATGCCTCCCTTTGATCCCCGCCTCCCTGCGGTACTTCACAATCGCGGTCTCGTCCTAAATCATCTCGAACAGTATGAAGAGGCTGTGAAGTCTTACGAAAAAGCACTGATCCTAGCTAGTTCTGAGGATCAAAAGAACATGATCCTTAGTGATCGGGCACTGGCCATTCTCGCTATAGGGAAGATCGTCGAGGGTTGCCGGGAGTACGAAGTCCGGTGGACAAATCGGCTCTATAAGTCCAAGGTTTGGGAACTTGGCATTCCTCAGTGGCAAGGGGAAAGCCTAGAGGGTAAAAGAATTATTCTTCAGCACGAGCAGGGGTTCGGCGACGGAGTGATGCTAGTGAGACTAGTTCCGGAGCTATTACTACGTGGCGCAAATGTTTCTCTCGCCGTGCCAGGTCCGCTGGTGGAACTCTTTACCCATCACGTCCCCTGGCAAGGGGTTCCCGTCTTCGAATGGAACGACGACGAAGAAAGGATGCGAGAATGGCGGGCAGACTACCAAGTCCCTATGCTCACCGCGCTGGGACTTTTAGGATATAAACCTAAGCACATATTTGATAATCCTTATCTTCATGCAACACCGGATAAGGACAATCTTGGTCCCCCGGGATTTCGAGTGGGCTTATGCTGGGCCAGTGGATATCATAGCTTCGCCCTCGCCATTCGTCGCCGATATGTCCCGCTGAGTTTGTTTTTTCCTCTCGCTGAAATCCCAGGCGTAAGATTAGTCTCTCTCCAGAAAGACGACCCGGCGAAGGACATCCTGAATCTCGGCGCGGAGAGTTTTATCCATGACGCTATGGCTCGGTGCTCTGACTTTGCCGATACAGCGAGGGTTATCGCCGGGCTTGACCTTGTCGTTTCCGTTGATTCTGCGGTGGTACACATTGCTGGCGCCCTCGGTATTCCCTGCATTATGCTCGGTCCCTACGTCCGTTGCTGGCGCTGGTGGGGTGGGGAGACTGGCTGGCCTTGGTATAAGGACTTCCGAATATTCAAACAGTCGCAGTGGGGGGTTTGGAACAAAGAGGTCGAAAGGGTGATTGACCTTGTGAAAGAATTAAAACTAGACCAAGATGAAACTAGGAACGTGGCATGAGAAAGGTGGAGTTTTAGTTAATGCCATCGATCGTCTGGGATTTTCGTACAGGTAAGCCAGCACCGGTGCTGGCTCCGTTGCGGTCAAATGGTGGAGCGGTAGCTAAGACTGTCTGGTGTGCAGCGGTCTCCAGAGACGTGGAGGGAATTGCCTGCGAATGCTATATGAAATGTAATTATTACTATACTGGTAAGTGTACGGCTGGCCTCGATGGGCGCACCTTCCGAGATCCACATGACTGAAGACCATTTTTATGCATGACACAGCAATGACAACCGGGAACGCCTTCTTTCGCTGTTACGGTGACGTGATAGGACGACCGAAGATCCTGGACGTGGGAAGTATGGACGTCAATGGAACTCTGCGAGACTGTATGCCACAGGGCTCGATGTATCTAGGGATGGATATCTCCCCCGGGCCAGGTGTCGATAAAGTGATAGCTGAGCCTGGAAAACTCCTCATTCCGAGTGAGGCTTTCGACCTAGTGGTTTCCACCTCCTGTCTAGAGCACGACCCTGCGTTCTGGCTCACCTTTGCCGAGATGGCTAGAGTAGTCTCTCCGGCAGGGTTTGTCTATGTTTCCGTCCCATCCAATGGCCCCTATCACGGGCATCCCGGCGACTACTGGCGATTCTACAAGGACACCCCCAATGCCCTATCCTCATGGGCCTACAAGTGCGGGTACTTCCTAGACGTGATAGAGAGCTTTCAGATGTCCCCCTCCCAGGACGGCTGGATAGATCAAGTCATGGTCTTCGGAAAAAGACCATCCCCGGAAAGGAAGTCTATTCGGGAGTTTCTCACAGGTGTCTAATAGCTCTACTATCAAGGTAATCGACATTAGTCCTGGTGAATATTCTTCTGACGTGAAAGATCTTTTTCCTTATGAGATTAAGGATTCTCCCTTAACAATAAAAGATGCCCGGGAGAAAAATAAATTCAAACGGCAAAATGATTTTCTGAAAAAGCTCCCAGTCAGGAAGATGTTTGTTGTCGATTTTGAATCAAAGGATGCAAGTAAGTGGGTCAGCCGCTGGGGAAAACGCCTCGGTCGCAGGTTCATCGTCCGAAAGCTCACCGATAAACTCACGGAGATACATCGTGTCGAATAGTCTTGAAGACGTATACAGTCCCTGGCACAGTGGTCATTCGAGGATGATTCCGATATATTCTGGGCAGGATGGCTGCCTAAATCACTGGGTTAGTTGGAATAGAGGTCCTATCGTTATAGAACGCCCACAGTGGAATCAGCCGGCACTTCCCCCCCCAACTCCCGGGGATAACGCGATAGATGTTACCGAAAAGAAAATAGATGATCCATTCGTTGACGACTTCGGGGATGGTATCAGTGACACTTCGTCGTACGAGTCGTAGGGCGAGCCGCCCCATACGGGGTTCACGACGTAGCGGGTCTCACAGAGGTTATGGACACTCTGCCGGTCGGGGTCCAAGGAGAAAGAGATAATGGAAGAAAAAGAAGGTTTTAGTCTTTATCTGCCACTTACAAAAGTAGAGAAACAAAAAGACGGCACGTGCATTGTCTCCGGCTACGCTTCCACCCCGACACTGGATTGGGACAACGAGGTCGTAACCCTCGACGCAATACGCAAGGCCCTGCCGGGTTATTGGGAGTACGCCAATATCCGCGAGATGCACCAGCCAAAGGCGGCCGGGGTGGGGGTGGATTATAAGTTCGACGACGTAGGCTGGTGGTTAAAGGCAAGAATCAGTGACCCGGTAGCGGTTCAGAAATGTGTCGATAGAGTCTATAAAGGCTATTCTATTGGCGGACGGAAGACCGACTTTGACCCTTTGAAGAAGAACCACGTTACCGGGGTGGAGATCGTCGAGGTCTCACTAGTGGATCGCCCGGCGAATCCTGACTGTAAGATCGCTTTGGCGAAGCGGGCGAAAGACAGCTCGGAAGGTGCGTATTTAATAAAGGCTAAAGCTCCCCGCCGAGACGCTTCTTCTCGTGCTCTTTCAAAGATGGCTCAGGCGGTAGAACTTATGTCCAAGGCCGGTCCCCCGGCGGCGAAGGACGGATTTAGTCTTCCAGCGGAAAAGACCACTCGGGAGTCGTCTCCTAAAGATCCAGAGGTACAGAATAACAAATCCTCGGGTGCCTGTGAAGAACACGGGGTAGTGGGTTGCAAAGACTGCATGGACAAAAGGGAAGTTAAGCCTAAGGAACGGGAAAGGCTCGCTGGAGAAGGAAAAGCCAACCCAGACGGGTCGTTTCCTATCAAGAATAAATCCGACCTCGACAACGCTAGACAAGCTATCGGCCGGAGCAAGAACCCCGGGAAGACTAGAAGTCTCATTCGTACCCGGGCTCGCGAATTCGGTGTTAAGCTTCCTTCCAAGTGGAAAAAGAAAACAGCCCGGAAACTGATTAAAGAAGCTGAGAAGAGTGCCAAACTTGCTAAGGTCCTCTCTCTGTCTTCCATTTCTCCAGCAGCGCCAACGCCATCCTTCCTTACCCTGAAAGGCGCACTAGTGGAGCAGGGTCGAAGAAGAAAGGATTTGTCCCCCATTCTTTCTTCTTCAGAGTCGAATCCCCTTCCCCGACTACGGAAGGGTGGCAAAAACGAGAACTACACCAACAAGCAGAATTTCTCTGGTTTTCTCAACAGCGAGGACACAATGGATCTTTCAGCAGTGTCGAATGGCGGTTCGGGTGATCTCGACACTGCTATTCTAAATGTTATCAAGCGGGCAAGTACTCCTTCTCGCGACAAGCGTATGACTATGGCCCGCGGAAATCTCAATAAGGCCAGGAAAGCTCGCAAGGACGCCGCGGACGAAATTAAGAACTGTCACGCGGCGATTTCCAAGCGGTTTATGGCCAAACTGGCTAAGAACGGCCGTCCGGGTCATAAGCCCGGTGACGATGACGACGATGACGACATGGCCGAGACCGAAAAGGTCCTAAAAGGGCTTCAGAAAGCCTATTCGTCCCTCACGACTATGAAGACCTTCATTAAGGCTGCCGATTCGCAGATCGAGAAGGCCGTAGCCAGAAGTGGACAACGGGGCCAGGAGGCAAATGATCCCGCCGGTGGAACCCCAATCAATAAGCCCACCGGATTGGAGGATCTCTCGCCAGGCGAAATGGCCACTGCTGGTGGCGGCCGGGAACCCCCAATGTATCCCACAGACGGTGGAGTCTATCCCGGTAAGTTGGCAAAACTCGCTGACAAGAACGGCATGATCTCCGCCGGGGTGGCAGAAATGCTCGCCGAAAACGCCCGCCTCGAAGGGCAGGTGTCCCTCTTAGGCAAGGTCTCTAATCCTGGTCCCCGCCCCTACGCGTTCGATATGGCCAAGGTCTACGGTGTAGATCAATCGCCCCGCTCCGAGAACCGGCAAAAGGCTGACATTCTCTTCAATGGGGTAGACCCAACGGCTCTTCAGTCCCAGGATGAAAATGCACGCAATACCGCCGCCGCGACCGTCGCTGGAAACTATCTCATGTCCAGCACTTTTGGCAAATCCATTGTCGATCCGAATTTCCGGGGTAAGGCCGGAATGGGAAGAGAAGGAAGATAAGAGAAACAATGGAAAATAGACGAGTCATTAATTCCCTCTTTTTCCCTCTCTAGGAGCCTTTTCTCATGGATGGTCTACCAGTTGCTTTCACCGGAAACGGTGGTGTCGGAAATGAATTCATCGGGGCACTGCTGAGTAATCCGCAGTTCGTCGAAGGTCTTGCGAAGAAACTTGGCTGGGACCTGAGCAAAGCTGATACGATCTCGCAGGCGACGAATCTCCTCTGGTACGATCTCGCCCCGATCGTGCAAATGCTGTACCCCTATAGGGAGTTGATCCCCAGGATTTCCCGTCTCGCTAGGGTCGCCGGTGATGGTGGTAATGCGTACCACTGGAAACGGATAGTGGGCGTGAACGTGAGTGGGATCTCGTCCGGCGTCAGTGAAGGGAATCGCGGGGCCAGGATTGCCATCGCCGAACAGGATATGATGGCAAAATACAGTGGACTCGGCTTCGAAAGCTCGGTCTCGTTCGAGGCCCGGTACGGCGGCCGGAACCTCTCTCCGGAAACCCTTGGTCTTGCCACGCAGTCTTCGCTCCGTTCTCTCATGATCGACGAAGAGAAGATCCTAATCAATGGGAACGGCAACTTCCCCGTCGGAGTCACTCCCACGCCGACAATTGCCAGTACTGCTGTGGTAGGGGTTACCGGTGTCTGGGCTGGGGCGACGGCGTTTGTGATCTGTGTTGCTCTAACGGGCATGGGCCGACTAGGGTATTCGGCGTATAATTCGACGACCAATCTCGGCGGAGTACCGGGGCAGGTATCGAAGACCAACGCCGACGGGAGTATTGACACTTATGGCGGCGGTAGTGCCCAGCCGAGTGCTGAGACAAGTCTGGTAATCTCCGGCACCAATTGCGCCGTCTGCACTGTCACCCCGGTCCCGGGAGCATTCGCCTACGCCTGGTACGCGAGTACCACTACGGGAACGGAGACCCTGATAGGGCTTACCCCGAGCAATCGGGTAGTACTCACAGGAACCCTCCCCACTGGTGCTCAGCCCATTGGGAACCTCAAGGTCGGGGCTGGTTTCGTCGATAATTCGGTGAATCAACTGATCCCGGACGGGGTTCTGAATCAGATCTCCGCCGCGATCACCGGCCCAAGTCCGGGTCAAATCATGGCTACGAACCAGATTCTGCCGAACGTAGTCAACACTGGCGATACGATCTCCGTCGCCCCGAGCGGTGCACTGATCTACACGATGGCAGCGGGGAACACTGGGCTCACAGTGCAGGGAAGTAATTTCCCTCATATCGACGCCTTTTTGCAGGCGGCCTATGACCAGTACAAGATCGGGTTCGATCGGATGCTGATCTCGGCGGCCGATAACACCGACACCTTCGGCGCTATGCTCGGGCAGAGTGCAAGTGCAAGCCCCTATAGGATTTGGTTCGACGCCGATCAGGCTAGTGGAAGAATCATCGCCGGAAGACGCGTTACGGCGTATCAGAACAAGTCCTTCGGCAACGACATCGACGTGGAGATTCATCCTTACGTTCCGCCGGGGACGATCCTGTTCTGGTCGGATAGATCACCCTATGAACTCTCCGGGGTAGCGAATCTCATCGAGGCCAAGGTAAGGCAAGACTATTACCAAATTCCCTGGCCCTGGCGGACCCGGCGATACGAATACGGCGTGTACGTGGACGAGACGTTCCCGTGCTACTTCACCCCGGCATTCGGGATGATTACGAACAAGAATCCTGTGACAGGGAACTTCGTCTATTAGGGTGGTTCTTCGTCGGTGGACGGGTTCCCTCCGGTACGCCCCACTCGCGGATTACGTATCTTCCGACAGGGGAATAGAACCTTGACCGTGGCTCCATAGTAGAGGTAGAAGGTGCGGCTGAAAGGTCTACCATTGTGCTATGCGCAGCAAAGACCCAGAAACGTGGTGAACCCCTACCGTAGCTTTGGCGTAATTCGGCGGGGTCACTGACAATGATGCACAAAGCATGATTCGCGTGCTTAAGTTCGTCTTGGTACCCCTGTCCTTAGCTGGCAGGGGTGTACCAAAACCACTCTTTCAAGGGGATTTGTTTCGTGATTGATCCAGGGAAATTCTGCAAGGTCGTGATCCAACCGGGAAGTAGTGCAAGTAAGTTCTTCCCGTTTAGTATAAGCGAAAGCGGACTTGCCGCGGAGTTGCGTCGATTTGCCGACGCAATTGAGTCGGGAACTGTTGTTCCGCAGAAAGTTCAGACTGGTGTAGTGGCACTACCGTCTGAGCATGCGAAGCAAGCCATTATGATCGAATTTGCTGAAGTCAAGGGGAGCTGATCTTGGCCGGTCTCTGTCAGGACTGCGATGCCTGTTGTAGAGTTTTCGAGGTGAAGACAACTTTGCAAGATAAAATCCCCTTGAACAAGCCGTTTGGAATTCCCTGTCAACATTTGGGTCACACGGTGCTTGGTCACGGTTGTACGATCTACAAAGACCGTCCCGACGCCTGTAATCATTACGTCTGCCTTTGGCTTGAAGCGGCAAGAAGCGTTTCTCGTAACGCTCCCGAGAATATGCGCCCCGACATCTCTGGCTGTGTACTCGGGTGGCCTTGGGGAGTAGATCGGGAAACCCTTCATGTATACCCTATCCCGGGACACCCTAAGTACCCCGACGCTTGGAAATTCCCACCGGTGAGTGACTATCTTCAGGACCTTCTCCGCCGTGGTGGGAAACTTATGATCTTCGTCGAAGGTAAGCGCATTGCCATTCGCGGGGATATGGCTGTGATCGGAACCGAAGAAGAATTTGAACGACTAACAGGATAGGAAGGACTTTTCTATGTGGTTTCAATTCCCTACTGGACAGGACGCTATCTCAGTCGAACGGCAAATGTTTACCTCTGAATGGAAGAACGAGGAAGGTGTTCATTTCTTCCGTGCCCCGGGACATTTCTCCGGCAAACTTACCAAGGAGGGTGGCTGTAAGCTCTTGATTGCTCCCCCTCTAGGAGTACCGAAAGACTTGCCAGATATGCCGGCAATTCAGATGCCACAGGCCGACGGTGCGGACGAGAAGCTCCTTTCTCTACAGGCTTCACTCTCTGACGAACGTTCCACTTCTTCCTCTCTTCGGGCTGAACTTGCGGCGAAGCTCCATGAAAATGATTCTCTTAAACTTCAGGTTCATGAACTCTCTGAGAGGATCAACGAACTAGAAGAGAAGATTTCCGACGACGATGACTCAGGACTAATCACCCTTCCTAAGAAAGGACGGTAAGCCATGTCCGGACGCGGCTATCAGGGTCCGAGGGAGCGATACGGAGAACATAGGGTTCCGGGGACCACTTTTGGATGCGGCATTCTTAACCGAGAAGCTCGGGAGAAGGAACTACGCTCTGCATCTTGGCCAGAAGGGGTTCATTTCGAGGATGCAGAAAAAGTAGAGAGGTCGTTGGTCTCTAAGTTCGACCATGAAATGAGTCAATCGTTCTGTGGTAATTCCACTGAGATGGCTTTTTGTAGTCGGTTCGCAGGTAGAGAATAGACCCTTAGGATGACTCTTTCTTCCGGCGATCTCACTACCCTACCCCGAGTTCAGCTCTGGCTCCCTGGGAGTGGAAGCACTGCTAACCCTCTTCTTAGTTCCATCATTATCCCTGACGCGTCAAGGACTATCACTAACAAGCTCAATCGGGCAAGACTTTTCTCTCAAACATTTGTTCGCACCATTGACGGAGTAGGGAATTATCAGGTCGTGCTTCCGGACTATCCGGTGACGGAAATTACTAGTCTTCAGGTCGGTGGACAATTGATTCTCGCCGCCCCGTTGCCGGTTCCAGGACAGCCATTTCTTATCCCACAGAATGGGTTCGGGGGATTTGGATACAGGTTCGTTCCCTGGGGTGGGGATCTTCCCGGCGATCCGGCCGTAATAGAGATGGTAAACGGAACGTTCTATCGAGGTGTACAGAATGTAAAGGTGACGTACCAGGCGGGATACGAAGTCCAGGGCGAAGCTCACATAGTTCCCAATAGTCCCGGCCCGTACACGGTCACTACCTTTCAGCCGCAGGGGATTTGGTGTAGGGATAACGGAGTGGTGTACGCTAGTAATATGACGGGTCTAATGTCTACTACTATTTCCCCGCCACCGACTGGAAGTTACAATCCACCTCCCGATCCACCGGGAACCCTTGCCGCTTTGGGGCAATACACTTTCTCTCCTGGCGACGCAGGAAAAGAGATACTCCTTACCTATTCCTTCGTTCCGTCTGATCTGGAAATGGCCTGTATTCTACTCATTGCTGAGAGCTTTTCTTACCGGGACAGAATTGGACAGCTGGATAAGATCCTTGGAGGGCAAGAGACGATACGGTTCCTTCGCGGGGGGTTTCCCCGGCAGATGTTTCCTGACCTCCCGCCCGAGGTCGAGGCTCGGATTTGGCCATATGTGAATGTTATTCCACCTGCTATCGGAGCCCCTGTCTGATGTCACATCCTCCTCTATCGGCATTTGCTTATGATCCAATAGATTATGTTATTAGTTGGTTTAAATGGAGACAACATCCAGGATTGATTTATTACAGCTGGCGCTGTCGAGAATCATACTCGTGGGTATGGGGTAGTTGGGTTAATTATCTTCCTTGGCGTTTACATATAGGTTTGTGGAATTATCTTTTTCACCGGAATGTAGACTGGAGGAAGCATGGCACTTGGTGGAGAGGGAAGAGATGTTAGAGCTTCTCCTCATTGTTTTAGTCATAGTCCTTCTTCTAGGTCGATCCCCGGCGTGGACTAACACGGACCCGGTAGGGCTTTTTGTGACAGTTCTATTAATCGTCGTACTAATCGTGCTCTTCGGAAATGCGGTTGGACTTTTGCACTGGAGATACTAAGTGAACGAAGATCGTAAGGCTACGTTTACCGTTACTACTATTCCAGATAGTTCTATCCCTGTTGGGATGCTTGTTTTTATAAATGCTTTTGAGGAAAGTATAAGCTGTAAGTTGGGTGAGCAGCCTCCACTAGATTTCTTTCGACGAAACCCTGAGAGACTGGACGGAATGGTCATACGAGTACACCCTGATGAAATTGATAGTTTAAATAAAAGGCTTGAATTTTAATGTCTTCGATGGAAGTCCACTCCATCCGCTATGAGTAACGATATGCACGGGACTGATCTCTATAATCCTCAATGCCGGTCAACCACCAACATTCGTCCAATAGAGTGTAAGGATTGTACTATTAAACAATATCATTGGTGTCCATACTTCAATGGTTACGTTGATGATTTGGGTACAGATGATAAGACTTTGCAGAGTTGTATTAGCGTCTTTTATAATCCAACACCATTTAGAGGATTTCCATAATGCTTACGATAGAAATCGCCCATTATAAAGGATTAAATTACACTCCTGCGGTTTGTCTTGCTACCAAGGTTCAAGCAGAGCTTATCGCCAGTGGTAAATCTGAGCCCCTATTGTCCGTCGGATGGGATGACAATGCGATTGTGGCCTCTATTAATGAAAAAGAGGTTGGTCTCATCACTTGGAGATATATTGAGTGGATTAGAACTGTGAATATACATCTGGGATGGGTCGACCCAGAATATCGTCGGAATGGGATTTATTCACAGATGTGGAGAGAATTAGTGCAGAAGGCTCGAGATTTAGAAGCGAAATGTATAACGGGAACAACGCATATGGATAACTACGCGATGCGTAAAGTTGCCAGGTCTATGGGCCGTGTCGAAATTTCTATAAATCTAAGTTATCGGTTATAATTCAATGCTCTCGATAGAGATCAGCCCATCCCCCCGGTTCGGTGAAAAGATCTATGGTCTCTCTAATAGGATTCGTTCTAAATGGAACGCGAGGCTCGAAGAGACAGCGCACCTCTTGAAGGAAAAGGTCCTTCAGAATCTCGATGGCAAGATCCTTCACAAGCGCAGTGGTCAGCTCTATGAGAGTATTCATGAAGAGACCTACTCTTCGGGGTATGACTTCGTTGCCTTCGTTGGCCCTATCCCGGCCACGCCGAAAGCCTATGCCCTAGAATTAGGAGGCAAAGGTGACTACATTATCCCTGTCGGTCCGAAGGGATTCCTGGCTTCTAAGTCTGGTGATTTTTTCTCTAAGCGGGACGTTATTCATCCACCGAGTAAAGAGTACGCCTATCTCCGTACGGCGATGGAAGAAGTCGAGGCTACTATTCCTAGCGAGTTCTCGTTGGATCCAGAATGAGTTACTTTTTGGTAATCGAGGAAGAGGATGGATTTTATTGGATGGGGCGAGATAAGATGCCCATTGGGCCTTATAGAACACGGCAGGCCGCGGTAGATGGATTTATAAAAGAAGATCATGTATCACAACAGCTAATTGATGACAGTGACACGGAATGATTACGCCACAGATACCATTTCCACCGGGGCCGAGGACTGCCATCCGGGCAGGGATTATGACCTTGGTACAGGGAATGACCTTCGGAACCCCTATCAATGGGGCTTTGACTTGGCGAACCACGAGTCCTCGTCTCAAGCTCTGGGCAGACGTTCCGAGCCAAGAACAACCAGCTGCCTTTGTCACCAAACACCGCGAGCGTCGTGAAATTGCCAGAATCCCTATCCAGGCCGGACTTGAAGTTCGCTACCTTCATTTGTCGATTTATTGCTACTCTCGTACTGATGATCCTGTTAGTGTTGGCAGCGATGATCTCGACATTATGATGGAAGCCTTCGATGCAGCCTTTACCCCTGACAAGATGGGAACCCTATTATTAACACTCGGTGGCTTAGCTTACTACGCCCGCATGGAAGGTCAGATCTTCCAGGATCCGGGCGACATAGACAATCAGGCAATGATGATCGTACCAGTAGTGGTGGAGATGCCATGAGAAGGACTCATGTGCCTTCTCACGATCAGAGAGTCTTACTGGTATGGCAAGATCAAGAGCTTCCTTCTAGTGGAGATGCCGTGATGAGTGAAGAGAAAGAACAATCAGTGGTTAACCCTGCTGAACGTATTCCTGAACCAAATGTGGTACTCAGACAAGTACTCCAGATCATCGACGATTGGGAACAGGACTACTTTGTTCCTATCTCACTCGCTCCGCACACTAAGGCCCATATGGACAATGCGATCGCTCAGTTGAAGGAAAGAGTCAAAGGACTTTCTCTGTGACCGTACTTGTAGGTCGGCTTGTCTCCGGCCCGAAGATGCTAGAGATCATTGACCTCGAAATTGGCTCTACGGAGCAGGCTCGGCAGTGGTACGTTGATCTTGTCTCCTCTTTCGGCATTTCTCGAACCTCTCCCTCTTTCCTCCCGACGCCGTTAAGCCCAGATGAGCTTCGGGAAATAAATAACTCAGCTGGGCAACAACGACGACTAAACCTCACTTAGGAGTAATTACGCTATGGAACTGCTCTTTGGTATCGGTGCCCTTTGGGGACAGAGGGTGGACGTGAACGGAAACAATATCGGAATCGGTCCCCACCAGTTCGCGATCATTCAAGACACGAGTGTGGACTTCGATTTCGAAACGAAGGAACTCTACTCGCAGCTCGGCTTTCCCGTCGACGCCGCCCGCGGTAAGGGCAAGGTTACGGCGAAGAGCAAGATGGCTCGGGTTTATACAGCCATTTATGCTGACATCTTCTTCGGTGAGACGTTCGCCGCTGGGGAGATCAATGTCTCACAGAACGAGCTCGTGACACTTGGGGCGGGTGGTCTTTATACTGTCACGCATTCGGCGGCATTTGTAGCTGACCTCGGCGTCTTCGTCAACGCTGGCGGTCAGCTTTTCCTCGCGTATTCGACTACCGCCCCGAGCAATACCCAATACGGTGTGAGTACTGCCGGAGTGTATACGTTCAATACTTCTATCGCCGGGACGCAGTTGGCGATCAGCTACGTCTACACTGATTCCGGCGGGTTCGAGTTCAC